CCGCAGGATTTGAAAGACCAATCGTTGTACCATCAATCTCACCGCCTGTAATGACAATATCCCCAGACTCGCCAAGTGTATTCCAGCGTGAGATAACAGTATTCAGTCTGGTTCTATAAGTATTCAGAGTGTCTGTTATTTGTACGGTTGTAATACTCATTTATTATTCTCTAACAATTCTAAGATTCTATTGACCTTTACTTCAAGATCGTCAAGTCTTTTTGATTCTTTTTGTTTATTATGTTTTATACGTTTAGCCTTTTCATAGGCATCTTCATCAGTATTTATAATAGCTCTACTGTCTAAAACTCTAGCTAAGTCTGGTTTACCTTCAATTTTAACAGTTTCCATATTATGTACCAAGCGCAATTGTTCTAAAGTCTTTAATCAAAGGTACGTCTGAAGTCTCTTCGGATACCATTACAATCTTGATTGCATAGGTTGAAAATGGTTCAATGTCCTCTAATTCAAATACATAATCTCTAAAGGCTGTTTCAGACCCTTGCGGGTAAACAATTTTATTTAACTCTACGTATGGAAGATCGTCAAACACTACACCAGAGTCTGAGTCTTTCATATACTTGACATAGACTTTAATTTCTGAAGAAGGTGGTCTAACAGCGGCAAAATATGTTCTAATTGATATAGCTGGAGTTGTTAGAGATATTTTCTTTGTAATGTAGCGCGATAATGCATCACCCGAGCTTGGTAGTAATTCATCGGTTGCAGTGTTATTAATTCTGTTTGAAATTGCAATGATTGAAGAACGCTGTGTATCAATGACTGGAGAAATTGCATCATTATCTGAGGCAAACTGTGACAAAACGTGAACAGACTTTGAAGCAGATTCATTATCAGTATTAAAGATAAATCTCTCATCTGTAAACTCTACGTTACTCTTCACTTCAATTGGAATATAGTTTGAGTGAAGACTGTTTTCAGAGTCGCGCACTTTTAAGCCCCAACCCATTGCCGTTTGTGGAAGAGTAATTGTTTCCATAACACAGTTTGCTACATCTACACGAAGATTCTTATTCATCCTTGCGCCTGAAGAGTCTCCATCACCCGTCAAATTTGCATCAGTCGTTACAACTATTGAAAAGTTATCATGATCTACATACGTTATAACATGAGTTGCGTTTAATTCTGCAAAAGGAATGCCGTTTACATTGGCAGTAAGACCAGATATCGTAACTTCATCATCTTCAATCAAACCATGATTAGGTGAATATACGCCGACAATATCAGAAGCGTCTGTAGTAGACAAGGCATTTGCAGGAAGGAATGACGTTGTCAAGTCTTTATTTCTAAACTGAACATTTCCTTGTACGGCTGTATCAAATACGCAACGATGAATATTAAATTTAATATCTTGTTCCTGATCGGCAGACCATGTAGAAGCATTCTGAGATTTAAATAACACACCAGCATAAGGCTGTTCGGAGATTCTAGCCCCAGTCTTTACGTCAAATTCACCAATTCTTGAAGTCCAGATATTATATTCAATAGAGTTTGCAAGCAATACGAAACAGTATTCTTGATTGTCTTGTAAATATACTGGAGACTCAAAGGTAAATGTAGTCGCGGCTGTGGAGTCTGTAGAGATATTAACATCTTCAGGCTTCAGCGAGACTTCTGAGAATGGTAAAACAAACTGGCCGGGATATCCATTTACTACGTTGCGAATTTCAAGTCTAACAGGAACACCTGAAGTGTCTTTTGTCGCAAAGAATATGTCAATTTTGTTTAAGAATACGCCACCTTCTTGTTCAATCAAGAAAGTCTGGGCAAGCGGATCAAACCACCCACTACGAACAACCACATTCTGTAGATTCTGTCCTATGATAACACGGCTTCCAGCAACTGTAGTATTGACAACTCGCGCCGAGCGTGTTGAAATGATTGTTTCTTGTTTTGTTTCAAGAATACCTTTTGCTGTATATATAGACTCTGAAGACGTTGTGGCAAAGTTTCGATCATTTGTCTCGGAGTCTGTAAGTTTAAAGACTCTTTCACCAGTTCTAAAACGAAGTGTATCGTTATTAGGAATATTAAATGTACCAGACACCTCACCAGAATTATCAGTAATCAGACTATCGCCAAATGCCCCGCCAGTAGGTGAACAATAATCGGTGACATTTACATTATCAAAGAATGGGTAAACTTGTGTATTAGGCTTCAAGGCTTTACTATTAAATTCAACTTGTCTTGATCTAATCCAAGGAATTACATCAGTGGCAATAACTCTATCACCTTCTGATCTTGTGTTTGTAGTCTCAGTTACATTAAGTCTAACGCCAGTCCGAGTTTGACCCTGTTCTCTGGAAACAAGCTGTGTAACTTCAGATACAAATCTTACAGCGCGTCCATTACCTTCTACGGCAAGTATGCGAGATGATACGTTTGTTGCTGTAAGCGGCGCGCCAAGCCAATTCGTTTCCCAGTCATTCCAAATAACCTGTCCGTTTAGCGCGGCTAAAGAATCTGCAAGACCATCATCATTCTGAATAAGTCTGTCTGGAGCTTGCTGTTCTTCATACCATTCATCTGTTTGTGGTGTCAAAGCAACTGTACCTACCCATGAAAATACATCATAAGGATTAATGTTTTCAGTCTTTGAAGCAAAAGGTTGCGCCACTAAAACTTTTGAAGTGTATGGCAAAGTGATTAAATCACCAGTCTTTTGATAATTACTAGAGTCTGTGACATTTATATCTAATGGTACGGAAGTTGAAACAAATGGCGCACGAAGATATCCCATTTCTTTATCAATGGCACACGTATATTCAGGAAGTCTTGAATCTCCTATCAAGTGTGAAGTAAAGTTATCAACTAAGAACCCAGACTTAAATCTGTTTCCACCAGCCCCATCATCAATAAACAAATCAGCCGTATCTTTTTCAAGCAAATTCAATGAAGAATAATATTCAAGATTTTCAATTCTCTTTTCAAGTCTTCCGATATCATGCATTGTATATCTACGATTGTCAATAGGCACAATTGCAATATCTTTTACATCATGCGTATAGGCTGGAATACCAATTTCATACAATGTCATTGTATTATTGGGGGCTTTAGGTGATAATGGAGTTTTAGAAGGGATTCCGCGCGAGACTGTGAAGTTTCCGCGAGTATCTATAATAACCTTATCAATTCTTGGTAAATAATAAGCGTAGTCTGAAACAAAGTTTTCAGCATTTGCTACAATCTCTGAAAAAACCAAAAAGCCTGTTCGAGTGTTATTCACTCTAGGTCTAAAGTCGGCGGTGTTTCTAAGATCATATTTTGCCCCAGTCGAAGGAGATACAAAAGTCTGAATATCTTCGTATGCTATAACACCATCATATGAGTTTACGGAGAAATAGTCGCCCGTTCCGTGTACGAAGAATCTGTAATTAATCTTAATATTACCAGTAGGCACTTTAAAATTACTTCTATATGTAATCTTGCCACAATCATAAAAGTTATCTCTTTGTCCATTATCCAATACAAAACGATCTGTAATATCTTTATCGCCATCATCCGCATCAAGAATAGAGACTATATCAAAGATATCTGCGCGATCAAGGTAAATTTCACTGGCAAATGAAACAGTTTGTTGTCTTGTGGTAAGCGTCTTTGTCTTTTCTGAAACAGAGGCTTTTGATACAGTAGAGATTATGTCAATTGTTGAACCAGAAATATCTGGAATGTCAAACGTAACCTGTCTACCAATAGGCGAACCGCCTAGAGTAACAGTCGCGCCATTTGCCGACAAATCAATTACATCGCCGACCGAGTATCCGTTTGTAGACGCTGTAGAAGAAAGCGTTCTAATTGCAACATGATAGTTAGACACGTTATAGGCTGAAAAGGACTCGTTTGTTGATAATGAAAGAGTCAAAGCACTGCCAGTCATCGTTCCTGAGTTGAAACGCTTTACGGTATAATTTACATCTGATAGAGACTGAATTGCTTGTGAAGGTAAAAGGACCATTGCTGAATTATTTACACCAGAGTCTTTTAATTCTGCATCACCTGCGCTATTAAGAATAGTGTCTACATCTTTACTCTGATCGGCATTAGATATTGACTTTACTTCAGAAAACTGATACGAGTCTCCGTTTGAGTCTGAGTCCATTCTGATATCAAATAGGAATAGTTTATATTGGGCAGTGGCTGTACTTGGTACACCAGAGACAAATTCCATGCCGCGTACTTTTGCTGTACCGATTACACCATTTGGGTATGAACCGTCATCTTTATCAACATCAATTAATTCTACAGTTTCATACGTAGAAATATTAAACGAACCAGAAACATTATTAACTCTTACATAATTACCAAGCGTAAAGGGAATTGTCGAATTATTCTCTGTCTGAGTTGTACGAGCCTTATCAACTGCAATGATATTTGTAGTCGAAGACTCAATTTCATATCCTTGAACATAAGCCTTGCCCGGTTCGATAGATAATGCAAGCTTTGAAGAGTCTCCACCATCACTTGAAGAAAATACGCCAAAGTTTGTACCAGTATCCAAATGTTCTCTAATCTGAATAGGAAAGTTTTTAACAGTATAACTACCAGACTCATCATTGGTTCTTCGCGCCAAGGTTTTTTCAAGCTCTGCGTAGTCTGGACGGGTTACTCTTTTTTGAATAGACCCGTTGGATAATGTCATAAGTTCGATAAAATTTTCAGATTCGGCTGGAACGGTATTAGAGAATTTAGATAATACCAAGTCGATTTTGTATCTGTGAGCACCCGGTGCGTTGAAGTTATATGAACCTGCGGCAGGATCGACAAGTGTTACATCATCGGCATCTGTTACAAAAGAATCAACAATTCTTAATCCAACATTGTACGAAGGCTTTGTGTCATATGCATCTAATATAAGAGACTGTTCGCTTACAATAATGAAATAGCCTTTTGCAAAATATACACCAGCCTGAATTTTGACTCTCGAACCAAGCCCTACTGGGTCTGTAAGAGAATCTGAAACCGTAGCTGAGTATGTCCCGTCTTCGGTTACAAGTGTTTCACCCTCTATGAACGATCCAGCAGTTTTGTGTGAAAGATCAGCGGCTGAACCCGTTTCTGTGGCAGAATTGGAAATTACAATTTCTGTGCTACTTGTGATAGATTCAACGAACGTGTTTGACGGTATTCCTGTTCCCGAAATATTAGCACCAACCACAAATACAGCTTGTGCATTCACATTAATGTTGGTAATAGTATTAGAAGAGTTTGTTGTGTTTCCTGTAAACGCTAAATTTGCGTTACCTGTTTCATACTTAACAAATAGTGTGTGTGGATTTCCAGAGCCTTCATTTGTAGCATCAAGAATATATCCAATTGCGCCTGAAGTCGTACCAATTACTTTATTCTCTTTAAAGTTTGTGGCTGAAATATCGGCACTATTAAATTGTGGATCGAGTTTTACGTATGGTACGTTAAGATCGACTCCAATCTCACCCGGAATTACCATAGAGCCTTCTTTAAATACGTGACGGCCAAATCTTCCAATTTGATTCTGTAAAATAGACTGGGCTTGTGATAACTCACGCGCTTGAACAGGATATGACGGACGAAAAAGAATCTGTAAAAACTTTTTAGCTTCTTCAAAATCATCGTAATACGGTGAAGTATTTTTGTCGAGTACCATTTAATATCCTATATTGTTTTGTATATTTATACTATATTTTTAAAATTATCTTAAAGGCTTCTGCCTGATCTGCGGAACGTGACATAGACTGTCTATTATTAACATACAGTAAAGAACCTGAATTATGATCTACCGAGGCGTTTGAGTCGTTTAAAGAATATACGTTACCTGTAGCAAGTGTATTATCTGAAATAAGTCTTGGGTTTAATAGTAAACCGTATTGTCTGTATGCAATATCAGTAGGAAATACACCAGATTCGCTTTTATCTAAAGACTGTGAAACCATCACAGAGTCTGAAAACAATTCTTCATAAGCACTGAAACCGTGTCCACCTACTGGTGAGCCATTTGCGTAGACTGCGTTATTCTCTACCGTAGTCTGAAATGTATTCTTTTGTCCACCTGTAGGCACTGGCAACCAATCATTCGTTAAAAAGTCTATCTGCATCGCGCTTGAAAGACCATACATAAATTTCCACGAATATCCATCACCAGTCGTAACGACACTTGTTGAAGTCCCTAAAGGCTCAATAATAGAGTTTGCGCCGTTGTTATTATCAATACACTTATATACGTTAAAGTTGCGATTGATTACATAAAAGGCTTTTGTTTTAAGGTTGGCATCATTTGCATCATATTCTGCATAGACTGTACCAGTGTTCCAAGTGTAGCGCGGTACAACAAAAGCTGTATTAGCCTGTGATACCTTTTTTAAGCCTAGCATATTGCCTCTAGTCTCAAATTCATATGTAATGTCTTCAGTAGGAGTCTCTGCAGAATTTTCATCCGTCCAAACAGCGGTTCTGCCAAAAAATAGATATAGATTATCTGCCAAGAGCCTATCTCTAAACATACGCGCGATGTTTGTATTATATGAGTTCTTTTTTAATAGTGGCATAGTTTATTCCTAATTGTGTATTCTTAGTGTATTTATACATTAAATGTGAATATTATTACTATCCCGCATATAGTCTGGTAAATGATTTCCATCAGAGTCTAAAACAGGCTGGCCTGCATCAAAGAATTTTACATACGAGTCATATATATCGGCATTATTGGTAACGCTTGATATACTGAATATTGTAATAAAATTATACACTATATTTGCATTATTGTCAATAGAGTCTAAGATAGAAATTTCACCAAACATTGCAAGACCTGCTGGGTGAACTATTTTCTTAATTATATCACGGTATCTGTTAATAGGCAAGCTAGTCTTCAGTACATATGAAAAGTCTTGATAATATCTATTATCCTGTAAATATTTGGCAGAAGACAACCAACCATCATCATTTAAAAATCTACCACGATAGAACCCCATAACACCAGAGTCTAAAGAGGCTTCGGCATTTTCGTCACCTACACCTGAAAAGTCTATAGTAACGTGGGTAAACTCTTCGTTAGAGTCTTTATCAGTATTTAAGACAATTGGAAAATTAGAAAGTCTCATAGTCTTAATAGAGCCTGCGCCGCCTACGACACCTACGACACCATCTTGTCCAGTCTCTGTCTGTATAAAAGCAATTGGTGCAGAATAGCCATCACCCTTGCGCGTAAGGACCACTTCAAGAATATTTCCAGTTTCGCTTACAACTGAAATGATTCCTTCGGCATTTGCGCCTAAGCCTGTATCATCGTCAAATACGAATATCTTATCACCAACGGAAGGTACATCAACACTTGTTATAGTCTGGTCAAAAGTGTAATCAAAATAATCTTCACCGCTTGAAGCAGAATCGCTACCATCTAAAATAACAGTATTCAATAAATCGCCATTAAAGGTTGCCTCGGCTGTTAATTCTCCAAAGGTTACAACTTTACGCAACTCTCCATTATATCCAAAGCCAGCCGTATCTACACTTAAATCTGTAACAGAACCAAGCGTAACAGACACCACTTCAGCCTTGGCAATTTCTTTATCGTCTATATCTAATACAGGAATAATATCATCAATTCTGTACCCAGACCCGCCTTCAAGAACATTTATATGTGTAAATATTTCAAGTAATGGAAAGGCGTATGTCACACCATCGTATATAATAGTTATATCTTCATCAGGAAGAAATAGACCATTAATACTTGATAAAGACAATTCAACTACATTTAAACTACGCTCTGTAATAAGAAACGCACTTTCAACAATGGCAGTCGATCCTGAAGTATAGCCTGTAATTTTATTCGACTCAAATTTAAATAAGTCTTTGGCATTCTCTAATAGAATCTTAACAGATATAGGCTCATCCCATTTACCATCCGAAGCCCTGAGAATGTCAAGTTTTGGATAGTAAAATTCAATATTATCACCGTACAATAACTGAAACAAAAATCTATAAGAGGCTTCGTTACCCTTATTGGCGTAAAACTCATTGATATGTTTTGCGACAAGTCTTTTATCTGCTAATATTTCTTTTGGAATACCAGCCATATATTCGTCTGTAAGTCTATCTACAAACTCTTCAAGTGTTGTGTCAATGTCTCTATACTCTTTAAGATTCTTGACAATATCTACTGCGCCTTTCTCAGTCTCCATAAACTCTACGAAAGACTCTACGAAAGATACAAATAGCGGATAGTCTTCATGAATAAATGAAGGCAACGAACGCTTTGAGATGTGTTTTTTAATAGTTGTCATATTACACGGCATTATCTGGTAATAGTGTTATGTCAATAGAAGACTCATCAAGCGTAATAATTTGATCGCGCTTATTGGTATATACGTTAAAGTCTGAATACACACTCTCTGGATTGTTCATATTTGCAAACGCACCCGGTGATACACAAATTTCAAGTCTTTTTCCTATAGGATCGCCGACAATACTATCAATTTTTAAATTACTGATAACAATCTTGCCTGTATTATAATTAATTGTTCCTGCATTGCGCGTTAAAAAGATTTTACCAGTCTGCGTATTTCTATAGACTGCTACAACACCCGTTGCGTGTGGACCACTTCCTTGTGGAATATCCATAATCTTATATTCTATACCGCCTATAATAAAGGCATTTGAACGGATAGCACCCGGATGGAGTGCATTATTAAAGGAGAATGTGTAAGTTGAAGAGATTCCCTGATATATTTGCAGTGTCTTACATAATGTCAAATTTGTAACAGAGTTTAAGATAATGTCGCTAGTCTCATCAATCTTTGTAACAAGCTTGGAATAATATAAAGGCTTACCGAACCTGTTTGTACTACTTTTAAAGAAATTGATAATGGTATTTCGTATATCAGACTCCAGTAAAGTATTGTCAAATCGTGCGGCATTGTATGTAATGACTGTACTAATCATGACATTGATATAATCGGGATCGACAATTTCTGGTCTAATTGAAAGAACATTATATTTCGAGACTACATCATTCTGAATAGACTGTTTTGCAGTATTAGAAAAGAATGCGGTACTCTTTGGTTTAATGGCAACAAAAGTTTTTCCATAATAAGGCGGTATATTATCTTCACCGCCCCACGCCACAAGATCATCAATATCTGCATAGTCTTGCATAATAAGAGATTTATAATCGTCTGGAGTAACAGCCCGACCCTTTGAAGCGTAATAGAAAGGCGCAAGATATTTTATACTATCTACAGATTCTCTTTCACCGCCGCCGAAGGCTGGAGTAAGTGTCGTAGTAGTTAAATTAGAGACTGACTGAAGATTGCTTGACAAGGCAAAAGTCTTTGCGCCATTGCCAGACATTCCGCTAGTGATTAAAAAAGTAAGCGAGATTACATTACCGTTTGTGAGGCTTTTACCGATTACACCATCACCAAAATAGACTTCATACATTCTTTCGATATTCTCTTTAAGAAAATACACAGGAAAGTCTTTATTCAATACACCTACCGATACGTTTTTAATATATGAGTATGTTTGCATTAAAGGCGAAGATTGAGTATCTCTTACACCTACTGTAAGGAATCTTGTATCACAGTCTTGTGAAGATACGATATATTTTTGATTAACCTGTGAAGAGTCTCGCGTATAATTGCGCGTTATGAATTGTCCTTGATACAAATCAAGCGTAGTTGAATATATATTATTCTGACCCCTATTTACAATAGTGTCTTTAGTGGTAACAAATATTAGAGACTGGTTATCGGCTGAAGCTGTAAATTGAGTATTCTTAGGTATAACATACTGCAACGGATTGCCTTGAACGCTAAACGATACATTAACAATAGACTTTGCCGCTGTAGACGATCTTGGAATATATCCTAAGTCTTTGGCGCGAGAAACAACATTATATCTTTCTTCTGCCGAAGAAAGAAAAGTCTCTGAAAAGACTAAGTTACTGTGGACGGCGTGATAATGGTTACTATAGGCTAGCGCATCAAGCAACACATTTAATCCAGCACCCTCAAAATTATGGTCTGTAAAGTGTGTTTGATTGTTTAAGAATGTCTTTAATCGTTCTTTAATAGTAGCAAAATCTACTTCAGAAACTTCTAATATATTTGTCATATCTACCTAATTCGTTGAATCATCATATTTATTGTTTGAAGACTGTTATCATTCTGTAAAGAGTATTTAACGGTTATGTCTACACTCAAATCATTATACACAACCTTTACATCATTTAATAAGACTCTAGGCTCGTGATTCTCAATAGTCTCTATAATATCATTGCGAAGGCTTAATTCTGTAAGCTGATCGTATTGCTCAAATAACAGCCTATTTACATTCCCAGCAACGGTTGGTCTAAACGGTCTTTCAGAATAATTAGTAAGTAACAAGACTTTTAAAGCCTGTTTGATACTGTCACCGTCTGATAAGGTGCGGATATCTTTTGTAAGAGGATTGATTTTAAAGGATAAATCAATATCCGTATATTGTTCAGTACCTTTTGTGAAAATAGTTCGATTATATGTCATTTTTTACTTGACAAGCTTTTAGAAAATGTGTATAATAGAATTATATGTTATTCTTAATCCAATAAGACTTTAACCCTTTATATATCACATCCTTTAACTTATCTTTAATCCTTTCATATTATTACTTAAATAAGAGTTACAACAAATGATACTACGTAGATATTGCGAAGCAATTAGAGTCTTATAACTCTTAATATGTTTAGTCTTTACAAATTAAGTTTCTGAACATTGAATTTGTTCTATTCTCTACAGACTTACAATAATGAATACCTATGTCTATTTCATAGACCAATATTCCTCATATATTTATAAGACTCTACTTGCTTCGCAAGACCTACGGAACACTTTTATTAAAAAACCAGTAAAAGATATTATTCTTCTACTGGTTTTATATTATTTAATATATAAGAGTCTGTTAATTAAAGATATATTCTTTAAGTATTTGAATAGTCTCTACATGATTTCCATTATGTAATATTCCGATTCCACCCTCATACTGCCATTTATTAATATTAGTCTCTCTATCATCAATGAGAATCTGCTTATCTCCTACATAATGATTAACATAATTCCATTTGTCATCGGCGCATATGAAATTGCTTTCATTGATAAGACCATCAAAATTATTATAACACCATTCCAGTTTTTCGTTTTTACATCTAGGCATATCACCACCGAGCGGCGCAGTCAATACAGCTAAAGACCATATATGAGTATTGCTACTGATAAAATCCCACAATTCTGGACCATTCTCTTCCCATGATAGATTTTTCCAGAAATTAGGAGTCTTAATGATATCATCTACCATATCCTGCCTAAGTCTCTTTAATTTCAAACATGATACACTATCTCCGTACAAGCCACGAACCATATGAAAATGTTCATAAGCCTTTTCTGCGCTTTTGGCAAAGTCGGTAAAGACTCCGTCCATGTCTAAGTATAGTCTAATGCCAGTCATAGTAGAATCTTTCTTCATATATTTCGTATATCTTATTTAAGTTTGGTATATTTCCATAAACATTGCATAGAAAGTTGTACCTATCATCAGAGTCTTTATAGGCTTTAATCCATTCTGTAGAAGATTTATAGCCTTTATGCGTGACTGTTTTTTTATAGACTAGGTACGAATGTTTATCACAAGCCTTGGGTATAACCATCACGTCATCCATAGTCGAAGCGTGTTGTAAATATGTAACATCCTTTTTAATTTTATGCGAGAATCTGTCTCTATCCTTTTCACCGAGAAAAAAGAAACATAACGTATCGCTTTTATTTGATATATATGTTTCATACTCTTTAATATTATACGGACTGGAGACTTTAATAATTCTATCTTGCGGTACGCCTAGAGACATTAATACAAAGCGTCTTTCATCAAATGTCATATATTCATTACTATCTGTCATAGCCAACATAGATTTTCCGGGCATGCTGTGATACATTCCCATAAAAGACTCTATGTGTCCTCTATGCGGAAAATTAAACCGGCCGGGATATACGCTAATAATATTCATTCTCTACCAATCTTGAACACGAGTTTTCAGGCTTGCACACATTGCCTCACTTTCATATTTGATTCCCAAGGCAATGTGTTTATTATAGACACTCATACAGTCTTTGTCAAGCTTTGTGTATAGTCCTATACTTTTATCGCTTATTTTATCAAAATCTATATATTGTGTCTTGAATTGGCTTATTGTCTTATTGATATAAGGATCGTGTACCGTTGCGTTGTAATTACCATATGTACCCATTCCCTGCACTTTAACCCACGGCGGAACTTTTGAATCAGAGTTTAATAGATATTTAAAAACATAGTCTCTAATCTGAGTCTGTGATAGTCTGGTAAAGCCTTCATAAATCCTATCCCTAACTCCAGACATAATAAAAGCCCCGTGAGTCTTTGTTATGATATTAATATCTGGGTTTGCCCTGACATATAACTTTCTATCCTTGGCAGTTTGTGGTAGGTTGTACTTATCTATGATATATTGTGTCTCAGACTGTATAAAGTCTACACACTCTGGAATATCTAAGAACTCACACAGACTTATGATTCCTGTGTTTTTCCAAGGAACTTTAACATGCTTTACCGAAGACTTACACGATACGCCAAGATAACCACCAAGCTTATACTTCAAAAGAATATCTGTAGGATTTTCTTGAATGGTACTAGACAATCCCACAAGCTTTGACACAAGCGTTGGATCACGCCCAGCCCACCAGACTCCTTCTAAGTCTTTGTAGTCTGTATTCCACTCATTGAATTTCTGAGCCATGACATAGGCTTTTTCTTTTTCGTCATTGAATATTTCGGCTTCAAGCGTTATTTTATATTCGTCTATTAATTCTTTGGCGTTTAAATCGTACCACTGCTCATTGTTAATGAAGAATCCTGTATAGATTTCATTAACATTGGCACGATATGTATTTGTTGCATACATATTATGTTCCTGTTATATTAGTCGTTTTGTGTGAAATTTTTATATGAAAATGAGTATCTATCAACAATCTTCAGAGGCTGTGTATTATGAAAAACATAGCCCTCATGGTCTACGGCTGATATGATATCGTTATTTAAGACTTTAAGTTGCGTGAGAATATTTAGCTTTTCTTTTACGATTAAAGAGTGTATGGTTAAGAGTTTACGAGTCTCCAGACAAGAATGCTGAGTATAGTCTTCATCACCACTTCGCACGAAGCTGTTTACATACTTAATAATGTCTTTTGGTATATTATCCAAATACTCTGATGGTATTGTCCTAAATATTTGACCAATCTTCGTAAGTGTTTCTTTATCTATTGATAGATTTGTATAGGTATTAGGAGAGTAAAAGAAAGTATTCGTACAGCTTGGTAAAGAGTCTATACTATACTTTGCCGTATTGTTACTATACTCTGTATGAATAACTATACCAATCTTATAACCATTACTTATATCTACAGGTAATTCATATTCAATCACATTAGGCTTTACTTTAAAGTCTTTAACCCACTCTTCGATGAATATTAAATCACCCTGATAAACACTGGTATAGACTCCATCTTTCATATGCTCGTAACAATATTTTAGAATCTGGACCAGAGTTTGATTATTTTTATGATTCTTCTCAATGTCTTTGAGTGTGTAATTAATCTTCGGTATCCTCTTATTGAATACAGACTTTGTGCCTATGAAAAACTTATTCTCAATAGGACATAAACCAAAGACTAGCGCAGGCGCGCCATCGTATTTGGTGATAAATTTTTGATTTGAGATATTCTGAAGAATTGATATAGCATTCCGCACTGAGTCGGATTGACCATTAAAAATCAAATCCTCCAAATGAGTGATGTGATTGTTTGTCATAATTTTCTGATTTTATTGGATGAATTATTATAATACTATATAAAATGTATTATGTCAAATGTTATTTTATTTCTTCAAGTTTATCAAGCCTTTTCAATACTCTATCTTCAAAACGTCTACTATAAGTTTCAAGAGTCTCTAATCTGATACGAAACGGTTGGATATTAGTCTGAAAGTCTGTAGTATCAAATCTTTCGGTTTTTGAAAAGAGTTTAAACTCATGAATCAATAATGAAACGTCTTCTGCCAGTCTATCGAGTTTTACGACATTATTTTCAATGGTCGTGATTCTTGATTCATACTGATCGTATCTGTCAAGCCTGTCTTGCATTGACCAGACTGCAAGACCAACCATAAGCTGAATAAGCACTACAAGTGCGCCACTCATACCTATTACCGCTGTCATAGGAGATATTGATATACCATCCCCAGATTTATTCTGGTTTCTGATAATCATCTGTATCAGTTCTTCCTGCGAAACGTTATCTGATAACGATTTAGACTCTTTCTCATTCATACTATTATTTATTAAAAATAACATTTGACATGCTGGTCCAAGGTGCTATTATAGTCTTGTAAGAAAGATTTAACACAAAAAGAAAGAGACTATATTATGACTGATACATATAAATGGAAGACCATTAAACAGAATAAAACAAAGATCAAATATGCCACATTTATCAATGCGCTGATTAATACCTTCGGTGAGGGCGCAATTGTTACACGCACACAAATCTGTGAAGTGTTCGATGCCAACTCTGATAAATATGCCAACTTTCAATATTTCACAAAGAATCATGAATACAAAGTCGGGCGTAATAAGTGGATTATTGCCACTCGTAAAAATCTTGAAAAGCTGAAAAAAGCATACCACGATACAGAGAACGCCAAGCTTCCCGCAAAAGTTAAAGCAAATCCTTTAAAACTGTTTGCCGCGCTTGAAGCCTTCGAAGACACTTATAGCGGTGTTGATGCTGATTTTGATAATAATGATATTAAAGACATTATGAAGATGCTTTAACGCTTGACAGACTGTGTAATGTTTGATAGAGTCTTAATAGAAAGAGAGATTATATTATGAACGATAAGATAAACATCAATGCCAAGAATGTGTTAGCCAGACTACTTGCGTCTGAGAACCTTTCTGTTATTCATTCGCCAAACGCGCAAACCGCATCATTCAATCTTTTGACTCGTGTTGTAGAATTGCCAATGCTTAAAGATATGAATAGTCAAGCATACACAGCCTTCATCGCGCATGAGATTTCGCACGCTTTATGGACTCCAGCGCAAGCCTATATGGATGCTGGTAAAAATGACGTACCACCCTCATATATTAACATCACCGAAGATGCCAGAATTGAAAAACTCCTGAAACGCAAATTTCCGGGCACGAAGGCTCTTATGTTTCATTTCTATAAAGACCTTGCAGACAAAGACTTTTTCGGACTAAGTGCGAAGCCTGATCTCAGTGTACTTCCACTTATCGACAAAATTAACCTACACTTCAAAATCGGACATGCCATTCAAATCCCTTTCACAAGTGAAGAACAGCTTCTAGTCACTATGGTAGACAATGAAGAGTCTTTTGAAGATGCCCGCAAAGCGGCAATTGCCATATACGAGCATGATAAGAATAATGACAATACACCAGAAGACAAGGAAGCTGGCGAGGGAGACTCTTCAGGCGGTGGAGAGTGTGGAGGCTTTACACAGGAAGCCTTTGATAAAGCCTTTTCAGAGAAACAAGTGTCTGAGACTGGTGAAGGCGAAGTTGTAGACTTATCTGAAGAGTGTGAAGACTATAATGAGAGTGTTGATGATATTGATGACGCGATACAGAAAATATATAGTATTAATCAGCGCGGCGCCCGATCTACACACTTGACTAATTTTTTATCAGAATTAAGACCCACCATTGCTACGATGGTCAATAGATTTAATATGAGAAAATCTGCTTCAGACTATCAGAAGATTAAAGTCTCTAATAGTGGTCAAATTGACAGTAAAAAGCTGGCGCGGTATCGCACACATGATAACATTTTTCTAAAAAACGAGTCTGTGCCAGAAGGTAAAAATCATGGCTTGGTTATTATGGTAGACTGGTCTTCAAGTATGGCAAGCCAACTAGACTCTACAATCAAACAGGCTGTAGCTCTTATTGAATTTTGTCGTAAAATACAAATACCGTATGTTGTTTATGGTTTTACATCCAAAGCCTACAATCTACATAAAGTCATACCTGAAAAAACCCCGCGTATTAAAAACGAGGGTATGATTTTTGAGATTTTCAACTCCAGTATGAAAAACAAAGATTACACAGACTATTTACACGGTTTTTATATGTCGATGAAGGCTCATAAACGAGTTTTCTCTATGGGAATGACTCCTACTTGTCATTGTTCGTTACTCATTAACAAAAAAATTCAGTCTTTTAAATCTGCACACCAGATAGAAAAACTATCTATGATTGTTATTACAGATGGCGGCGCGACTGATAATATAAATGTGGGCAAAGGCTCTTTTCTTATCAGTAAGAAAAGACTAATGAATTATAAATTAGATACTAGTAATAATAACTGGACTTCACATACAATCTTTAAGTATATTAAAGATGTAAACAATCTACACAGCCTGACAGGAATTTTTGTAACAGAAGGTTACTATAAAAGTTTCGAACGAACTCTAGGCTGGCTTGGACCAGATACAACTTCAGAAGAGCATTACACAAAATACACAGACTGTGAATTAGCCTTTAAGAAACATAATTTTACAGCCTACACAGACACTTACGCATTTGATAAGTATTTTGTAGTGGATGTAAACTCCTTTAAACTCAAAGGAATTAAAAATAGTCGAAAATCTTTGATTTTTATGAATATTTTTGTTGACCTTATATCATAACTGTGTTACACTATCTTATAACTTATAGAGAAAGATTTATATTATGAAAGACGATACACAATACCTACCGACAATCGACTCGTGCTACTATCCATATGGCAACTTCAATCTGGTGAAGACTATCATAGACTCGAAACAGTTTTTTCCAATTTGGATTACAGGCTTATCTGGTAATGGTAAAACTCATATGATCCAGCAAGCTTGTGCATTGTCTGGAATCTCTGAAGAGTATTTCGCCGACTCTGTGAAGGTTACGCAAAAACAAAAACTTGCTGAAGCCCATGAGGGTAAGGGTCGTGAATTTATTCGTATTAACTTTAATGTGGATACTGATGAAATTGATCTAATTGGTGGAATTACGCTTAAAGACGGTAATACAGTCTACGAAGATGGTCCAGTTGTCGAAGCCTTGCGCCGTGGCGCGGTATTGTTACTCGATGAGATCGACTGTTCACGCGCAGGCAGCGCCATTTCTTTACAATCTGTACTCGAAGGTAAGGGAGTCTTTATCAAGTCTAAAAAAGAGTGGGTACACCCTGCGCCGGGCTTTCAAGTCTTTGCAACTTCAAACACCAAAGGTAAAGGCTCTGAAGACGGTACTTTTATCGGAACGAATGTTATGAACGGGGCGTTTCTTGACCGATTTGCGGGGACAATCGAACAGGCTTATCCGACACCAGCCATTGAAGAGGCTATTCTCAAACGCTACTTTATTGAATATCTCTGGAAAGATGCCGCGCAGGATGATAAAGACTTTGACGATGCTTCTGCCTTTATTGAAAATCTTTGTCGCTGGGCTAAAGACTCGCGTGATAATTATGACAATGGTGCGGCTGATGAAGTCATTACGACTCGCGCTTTGATTAATATCATTAAAGGCTATTCAATCTTTAAAGATAAAAAGCGCGCAGTCTTACTGGCATGTTCACGCTTCGATGCCGCAACGCGCGATGCAATGATTGAACATTATCAATTATTGACAGATGACAAAGCGTTTTCAGACTATCCAGACGTATCCAATTCAGACGCAAAACTTACAATATAAGGAGCATACATGAAGTCTCTTAAAGACCAAATAGGCGGCGATCATTATAAACGTCTTAAAATTCAGCCTATTGTATTCTGCGAAGAAAACAACCTTACGCCATGCGAAGCCAATGTCGTAAAATATATTTGTCGCCATAGATTCAAAGGCGGTAAACAGGATATTGACAAAATTCGACAATATCTTGACATTATCGAAGACTTATACTATAATACCGACACCATTAACCATAAGAAAGATATATAAATGAAACTATCACAAAATACTATGAATATCCTTAAAAACTTTGTCAATATCAACACTGGTATTGTTCTACGCAAGACTTTGAACTCCGAAGACGGTTCTAAGATTATGACAATTGATTCTTCAGGCTCGGTTGTAGGTCGCGCCATTGTTGAAGACATTTTTGAAAACACCGCGCCTATCTATAACTTAAAGGCTTTTCTCAGTGTCTTAGACTCTATGAATAGTCCAGAGATTGATTTCCAGAGCGAGAAGGCTGTAATCAAGTCTGATACAGGCGCAGTGGCAACGGTTGTCTATGCTGATGAAAACTTTATTGATAGTCCGAAGAATGACGCGCAGATGGATAATTTCGATTATTCTTTTGATATGTACGCCGAAGACTTATGCAAGACTCTTTCAATGTCTGGTATTCTTGCCTTGCCGCATATTCGTTTCACGGGCAAAGACGGTAAAGTGACGCTTACAGCCCTTGAATTGAATAATCCTAATACCAACACATTTGATGTAACATTAGGTGACACCGATAAAGACTTTTCCGTTTGTGTTAAGAAGTCTTATGTTGATATGCTTCTTGATGGTAATTATACCGTAAATATCATGGATGGTAAACTTGCCCAGTTTGTCAATAAACAGGATACGAATATTTCATATTTCTGTGCTTTACAAGAAACTGCATAAGGATTAAACTCTATGACAAATGTTAAAAATTATCCTTGGGTTGAAAAATATCGTCCGGACTCTATTGATGGTTGTATTCTTCCCCCAAGGCTTAAAAAAGAGTTCAAATCTTTTGTTAAGAAAGGCGATTTTCCTAATCTACTATTAACGGGTAGTGCGGGAACAGGTAAAACAACACTCGCAAAGGCTTTGTGTAAAGAGTTAGACCATGATGTAATTCTAATCAATGCTTCGGATGAAAGAAATATTGATACCATTCGCGGTAAAATTAGAAACTTTGCGTCACATACGTCTCTTAGAGGGTCTAATAAGACTATTATCCTTGATGAGAGTGATGGTATGAATCCTACTTCAGCCCAACCAGCCTTACGCGCGGCTATTGAAGAGTTTTCAACGGTTCGATTTATTCTTACTGCAAACTATAAGAATAAGCTAATTGCACCTATTCATTCACGAACAACGAACATTACGTTCAATTTCTCAAAGACTGAGAAGAATGCCTTAGTCTTGGAATTTCTTAAAAGAGTCTTTGAGATTCTTGATATCGAAAAGGTTACGTATGATAAGAGAGTTGTTGCCGCTTGTGTGAAAAAGTATTTTCCAGACAATCGCCGTATTCTTAATGAATTGCAGCGATACTCAGTTGGTGGTGAGATTGACGTAGGGTTACTATCTGCTATGGATAAAGCCGATGTGTTGAACCTTGCGACATATTTCAAAGAGAGGGATTTTGGCAAAATTAAACAGTGGGTACAAGACAATTCCGACACAGACCCAGAGACTCTTCTTGATGAGATTTACACAGGCTTTTACGATCTTGTACTGCCTGAAGATGTCCCACAGCTTGTTATGGATATTCATGACGCGCAAAAAGATTCTCCGATAGTGGCAAATCAGGAAATTAACCTTTTGGCAATGTGTTCAAGAATTTTAGGAAACGTAGGATTTAAGTAATGGGTTACGATTTATTTAAAGAGATTATACCCTCACTGAATAGAAAGACTGGCAATCTATATGATGAAGACTCTTCAGATACCGCTGGATATCCAGCCTATATTTTGAATAAGTATTTTGCATATAATCCAGAGACTTTATTTTTCGCCGAATATTTAAATAGTGTTCCTAACCTATCGCCGAAAATGCACTATGATTTTCTATACTATGGGGTAGATAAGACTTCAAATAGATATGGCAAGTGGCCCAAAAAAGATGCTGAAAAGGAAGAGTATGTCGAGGCTGTTTGCCAGTATATGACATGCTCTTCCAAAAAAGCCCGAGAGTTTTTAAAATTCTTGACACCAGAAGACTTAAAAGATATAATGAAAGAAACAGGTAGATTATGAATAATGACGTATTTAAAGGCTTGGGGATTGAAATTAAACTCAAAGCTGAGGATGATTTCTTAAAAGTCAAAGAGACTTTGACAAGAATGGGTGTAGCTTCAAAGGAATTGAAGAACTTATCCCAGACTGCACATATTTTACATAAGGCTGGTAGATACTCTATTCTACACTTTAAAGAGATGTTCATTATGGATGGACAAGTATCTGAAGTCTCTATTGAGGATATTCAAAGACGGAATACCATTGTAAAATTATTGTGTAAATGGTCTTTGTTAGAAACGGTTGAGCCTTTGGAGTCTTTCTTAGCAGATCATGAGTTTATCACAATGTCATATCTTAAAGTTGTGCCATATGCTTTAAAGTCTCAGTGGACGCTAAAATCACATTACACCTTCAGCGGAGATAAATAATATGCCATACTCCAATGAAGAATGCGAGCAGATTGTTAATATTTGCGCCCAGTATGACCCACTATTAGTTCGCGCCCAGACAATTCAAAGTAATATCATTAATAGGCTTGCTGAAAATGATGGCGTAGCTGTTACATATGAGTCTTTGGTAGATATGCGAAAATGGCTTGATGACTATATGAAGCTTGGCGTAAGACTTAAAGCCTTTAACGATAAGGAAACTATGAATTGAAAGTTGTTAATATCTTATTTTTAGATATAGATGGTCCAATCTGTAATGAAAGATCATATTACGCATATGAGCAGGATAAACATAAGTGTGTATTCAGATCATGGGACCCGCTATCAGTAAGACTTATAGACAGGCTATGTATAGACTATAAACTTAAAGTGGTTATCTCTAGCACTTGGCGTAAAATACATGATGTGCCGACTATATTACAGACTTACGGCTTTCGCGGAGAGTTTCATCCATGCGATAAGACTCCTATGAAGTTTTCCAGGGCGGGACGCGGTACAGAGATTAAAGAATGGTTAATAGATCATAAAGACAACTATCCAAATGAGCATATTGGTAAAGTCTTAATTATTGATGATGAAGACTCTGGTGGTGATATATATTACGAAACGGCCCAGCTTGATTTGAAGCCTTATGCAGTCTTTAGTGATACTGATGATGGTTTTGGATATAGAGATTATAAAAAAAGTATTCAAATATTGAAAAAGAAGTTTGACATCTCTTTATAATGTGTTATTATAATCTTGTAAGAAAGATTTTTAACCAGAAGAAAGAGATTATATTATGCCTTATATCAGTACAGAACAAGTTAAAGCCATGCGCGAGAACCTGAAGAAGTCTTTACCAGAGTTTAAATTTAGCGTTCGCCGCGAAAATCACAGTAGTGTTGGCGTTTCAATTATGTCTGGTCCAGATATCTTCAAAGACCATTCATATACCGATGTTAACACTTTCTGGTACAAAGACCACTACGAGTCTGAGCCAGAGGCTGTTAAAGTTTTTAGTCGAGTTCTTGAAGCCATGAACGAAGTTTGTCAGGAGCGTGTTGAGAGTGTTGATGGAGACTACGGAAATATTCCAAATTACTACCAAAACTTGTGTATCGGAAAATGGGATAAACCCTACAAAGTGAAATAAAGCGTTTAAAATCACACTTATGGTAGGGTAGTACCATAAGTGTTTTTTAATTGATTTTTGTCTCTGTAACTATCTGATATTAAACGATAAAAAAACACGAATTTTATAGCCCTCTAAGGAAAAAACATGAATTATAACTTTCCACTCATTCGAAGTATTAAAGATGTTGAACATGCTTTAGATAAAGACTTCTTCATGGTTGCAGATCGTGGAGAGTACCTTATTATTAACTATCTTTATATGTCACCAGACGTTTTTCCAGAGATTGATCATTTTTGCAATATTCCACAGATTCGTAGAGAATTTCGCGGTATTATATTCTGTAAAGAGACTGGAAACATTCTTCGCAGACCATTACACAAATTCTTTAATTATGGTGAAAGAGCTGAAACGCTTAATATGGTTGATATCACGCGCCCACATAAAATCTATGAAAAAATTGACGGAACTATGATTGTGCCGTATTTCGTAGGTGATAGGCTTATTTGGGGTACAAAGATGGGTCAAACAGAATTTTCACATGATGTAGAAGCTTTTGTAGAGAATAATGATGTTTATGCGCACTTTGCGCGAAAGCTTAAATTACAAGGCTTGAATCCTATTTTTGAGTGGACAGACACTAAGAATAGAGTTGTTATAGACTATGGAAAAGAATCTTCTTTGACTCTTTTGGCAGTGAGAAATATATACACAGGACTTTATCATGATATTGAAGACTATAAAGATTGTGGAATAAAGCTTTGCACTGGCATAGAAGACACTTTTAATGGTGATGAATTTTTAACAAAGGCTAAGAATGAAGTAGGCAACGAAGGCTATGTAATTGCTTTTGAGGATGGACACCGATTAAAAGTTAAAAATGACTGGTATTGTGCTTTACACCGGGTCAAAAACGATTTGGCTAATGAGTCGGGTGTTGTCAAACTTATTATTGACAATTCTTTAGATGATATTAAACCTTTACTGAGTGCCGATGATTTAGAAGACTTGGAAGAGTATGAACAGTCTTTTTCAGACTCTATCAATAAGGCTGTGACAAGCATATTCGATATAAAACACAATCTTTATATAAATAAAACTACACGTAAAGAGTTTGCATTGTCTGCTGTGAGTATAGATGCTACAGAAAAGGCAATTATATTCTCATTATGGGATAATCCCGCATCAAGACTTGATATTAAGACTTTATTGCTATCTCATATTCTTAAACAGTGTACCAGAAATACAAAATTTGAATCATATGCAGAGACTTCATCAGTCTTTAAGAATACTATAAACTGGAATGATTGATAAATAACTTTCATTTCAAAGGATAATTATCTTGACAGACTCAGACATATTAGATAGAATAAGACTTAATACAGCGCAGATACACAGTATTAACAAAGAGCTGTCTAATGATAATTACACTTATACAGACTATGAAAAGTCTGAGTTTATTCTCCAGAAAGAGAATATTAACCGAGAGATTAAAATATTAGAAAGAATGATATGAAACACTTCGTTATGTTAATTGGTCTTCCAGCAAGCGGCAAAAGTACCCAAGCGGCCCTTTTTCCAGACTACGTAAGACTTTCCACCGATCAGATAGTTGAAGACTATGCAAAGTCTGTAGGCAAGACTTATAATGAGGTGTTCTATGAGGTCATTAAAAAGGCAACCTACACCATGGATAGACAATTCGAAGAGTCTTTAAAGCTTGGTGAGAATATCATTCTTGATAGAACAAATCTTACAATTAAGGGTCGGCATAAGTTTTTAATTAAAGTGCCTGAAGACTATAAGAAGACTGCAATTATAATGTCGTGTAATGATGAGCTTACACGAACAAGAAACGAAGAACGCGCAGAATATGGAAGAAATATTCCAGAGTCTGTGTTGAAGAGTATGGCGCATTCTATGGTATATCCTAGAATAAGCGAAGGTTTTAATGAAGTATTTCACGTATTTGGAGAGTAAAAAAATGGTTAATCCAGACTCACTAATAGGTAAGAATGTGTTTTCGATTACAGACCGTTTCGATAAGCTTGGCGTAGTCTATAGAGTTGCAAACTTTAATGGTCTAATCACCGCCGATTATATGCCTAATAGATACACTTTAGTTATTGATACTGAAGATAATATAGTAAGTGCTTATCTAGGCTAAAAAAGTATAAATATATTATGTATATAGAATAACAAGGAATAATATGAAAAGAGTTATAGTAGAAAGTCCGTACACTGGAAACAATGAAGAGAATGTCGGTTACGCGCGCGAGTGTATTCGAGACTCTTTAACGCATGGCGAAAGTCCTATAGCCTCGCATTTACTATACACCCAGCCGGGCATTCTTGACGATAATAACCCATGCGAAAGAGCTATAGGCATTGCCGCTGGTTTATGCTGGTCAAGATCGGCCGATTATGTTGTAGTCTATACAGATCGTGGTATTACACACGGCATGTCTATCGGCATTCAAGAACACCTTCGTAATGGTAAACAAGTGATTTATCGTTCACTTAATAATCAAAAATCTACACATACTGCTTGACATTGTTCCATACTGTAGTTATACTGTAGTTATAGTAATTCAATGAGGAGATATATTATGTTATACCTATACAATACCCTGTTTTTCATTTTTCTATTTGTGTCTACAGTCTACGCGCAGAATACCGTAGAGACACGGCTAGAAGCCACTGCCACTGTAGTCGCGCTTGAAGAAGTTGTGCGATACTGCCAAGCTACAGACTTTCAAGAATCTTTCTGTCAGTCTCCATTTGTATTATCAAGAATTGAACCAGACTCTTCGCCTGTCACCCAGAGTGAAGGCGATTTAATGTATTTTAGAGTGTACCAAAACAATGACAATGACAATGAATGAACATATAGCAAATATAGAAGGCGCAAATGATGTAAAAGTGTTGTCGTTTGTCGAAAATGGTTCGCGAGCGTGGGAATATAACTCACGCTTTAGCGATCATGACATAAAGGGTGTATATGTTTCAAATGATAAAACTCTATACCACACATTTGATGACAACGAGCAGAAGAGTATAACCTATCAACAAGGTGACGTAGACGTTTGTTTATACGATATTCGACAATTTTGCAAAATGCTTTATAATGGCAATGCTACAGCCTATGAAATGCTTAACGCAAAAAAAGAATGTCATTATAGAAGTCTTGACCTTAAATTGCCTACAGAATTTTGGAATAATGTTCGAAGAAGTCTTATGTTTCATTATTATGGTCTGGCCCATAAAACATATAAGAACGGAATAAGAAACGAAGAAGAGTCGAAATATCAGATATGCATATTAAGACCTTTACTTTGTGTAAACTTTATGCTACAATCTTATTCTACTACCTTCCCATTATCTATACAGACTTTACTAGAGTCTACCACTATGCCGTATGATGTATATGGTGAAGTCTCGCGTATTGTAACAAATAGGCAAAATGCCGTACAATACACACCAGACTTAAAGATACTGAAAAGACTCTATGCCCAGTTAGATGATATGAAGGATGAAATATTAGGCTACAGTGAAGTAGATTACAGATATATCAATAAGCCCTGTATAGACTCATTCTACAGACTCCACACACAAAAATAAAGAGAACACATGAAAGAATTTTATACGAACATACGCCAGTATGGGAATAATCTCCTATACCGTGGATATGACGCTTCGGGGAACGCCCTTCTTAAAAAGATTCCATATGCGCCGACTATCTATGCCCAGTGCCCAGAGACTGAAAAGGATAAAGAGTGTTATGATGGAACTCCGCTGAAAGCCATGTCCTTTGACTCTATCAATTCTGCAAAAGACCATCTTAAAGACTTTTCCAATGTTCAAAATGTAAAGCATTATGGTAATAGCCTCTTTTCGTGTGCTTATATTGCAGAAACATTTGCTGGAGAATTGGAATTTGATGTAAAGGCTATTAATAAGTGCTTCTTTGATATTGAGGTAAATTCAGCAAACGGCTTTCCAGACCCGTTTATAGCAAAAGAAGAAGTTACTTCGATTGCCTATAAAGATGCAAAAAAGAATATCATGTACGTATGGTCTTGTGAAAAGTGGGGCAAATTCGACTCAGAGAATCTTAAACATATTTCAAAGGATGAATTAACCTTTGAGATTGTATCATATGCTTATGAGAATGAAAAGAAGATGCTTCTTTCATTTGTTAATTTCATTCAACTTAACCCACCAGATATTCTTTCTGGTTGGTATTCTCGACACTTTGATATTCCATATCTTGTAAACAGACTCCAAAATCTATTTGGACCATCTGTGATGAAAAAACTCTCACCTTGGAAAATTGTCAATACACGAACAAATCGTGTTAAACAATTTGGTACACTTAAAACCGTTACGACATATGACATTGTAGGAGTCTCTGAATTAGATTATAGAGACTTGTATATGAAATACACATATTCTAAAGAGCCTTCGTATTCACTTGATTATATCACAAAGAAACATTTAAAAGTAGGTAAAATGGAGTATGAAGGTACTCTTACGGACTTGTTACAGAATGATTATCAGACTTACTGTGAATATAATATCATTGATACTCATAGAATACACCAACTTGACACGAAGCTTCAGTTTCTCGATCTTATCATTGATGTTACATATTCTGGAAAAGTGCCAGAATATACAGACTCTTTAGGGACTGTGAAATATTGGGAGATTCTTATCTATCAGCATTTGCATGATAAGGGGATTATTCCAGAGATTAAAGAATATGAGAACGGTGACGAATACTTCAAATTTGAGGGTGGGTATGTAAAAGAGCCTTTAACTGGACAACACCGATGGGTTGTATCCTTTGACTTAGCCTCTTTGTATCCTAATATTATTCGACAAGTGAATATTGGTCCAGAGACTAAAATAACAAGACTCGACATAGACCATATGGATTTTGTCAATGAGTTGCTGAAGACTTCAGATATTCTGAAACAGTATGGTGATGTATCCATTGCAGGAAATGGCGCACTATACCGCAAAGACTTTCAATCATTCTTATCTGAGCTTATGGAGAAATTCTTTAATAAGCGTAAAGTATTTAAGAAAAAGATGTTTGAGACTGAACACCTATTACTGAAGACTGATTCAAACTCTGAAGACTATCGTACAATGAAGACTTTGCATGGTGTTTATAAGATTAAACAGCTATCCACAAAGATTTTGATTAACGCCGCTTATGGCGCATTGGGTAACAAATACTTTCAATATTTCGATATTGATAATGCTTCGGCTGTTACTCTTACGGGACAGACATTTATTAAGACTTCTGTTAATAAGATTAATGAGTATATGACTAAGGTTACGAAAAAAGATAAAGACTTTGTCATAGCGGTGGATACAGACTCTTTGTATATTGATTTTTCAGATATTGTAGACACGCTTATGAAGGGTGAAACAGACCCTCAGATTATTACGGAAAAGCTTGATATCATATGTAAAAAGAAATTTGAGCCTATGTTTGCCGATATCTTTAAGAATATGTTTACATATATGAACCATAAAGACTTGACAATGGCTATGGAACGTGAGATTATAGCAGATAAGGCTGTGTGGACTGGTAAAAAACGCTACGCCATGAATGTCTATGATAAAGAGGGTGTCAGATATCAAGAGCCAGAAATGAAAATCATGGGTCTTGAAGTTGTAAAGAGTTCGACACCGCTAGTCGTTCGTGACAGACTTGAAGAGTCTTTATCTATCATTCTACGTAAGGATGAGAAGACTTTACATAATTTTGTGCGAGACTTTAAAAAAGAGTTTTTCATGATGAGTCCAGAGCAGATTGCCTTTCCGCGCGGTACGAACGAAATTGCAAAGTGGGTTGATGGGGTTACAGGACAATATAATAGTGGAATACCTATTCATGTTCGCGCGGCATTGGTCTATAACAAACTACTTACAGAAAAGAATCTCACTGATAAGTATGATCTTATTCGCGCAGGGGATAGTATTCTATTTTTATACTTAAAAATGCCTAACATACTGAAAGAAAATGTTTTTGCTTTCTTAGGCGAATACCCAAAAGAAACGAACATAGCCAGATTTATAGACTATGAACTACAATTTGAAAAAACCTTTCTCGATCCTTTGAAGGCTATTACCGATGAAATAGGCTGGAAGTGTGAGAAAGAAAACGACTTAAAGGGGATATTCTTCTAATGGAGAGTGAAGACGCAATTTTCTTTGCAGTTAAACAAGAATGTGCAAAAAGAATCGAAATAGCAACAAAGGCTTTAGGTTTAAGAATAGAAACATTCAGTTCGTACATAATTGCAGGCGGGTTGATTCCTATGCTGTACGATACTTATAGTGTGGACATTGAAGCGGAGCAGTGCTATCAGCGAACCGATGTTGATATATACTTAACGACTGATAAGCGCGCCGAAATTAAGGCTATTGTAAATGCGGCTGGTGAATTAGGCAACCACAAAGGTTTTCAAGTATATAGCAATACTTCACGAGCCTTAACCATTATAGTTGATAGTGTCTCTTATCAGTTTATCAAGATGCACCAAGGAAACCCCGAAAGAGATATCACACCTACTTTTGATTATGAACACTGTAAAGCATACTATTCTTATACGTCAAATACTCTTAACATGACTAAAAGACAATTAGATATGATACAGAATAAATACACCATACATTATCCTCCAAAGTCTGTAAACGATTATGACAGGGCGCGTAAATGGCATTCCAGAGGATATAAGGTATATGATGAAAATAAAGTTGAAATACCGTAAATAGTATTTGACATAATACATATATTATGATATACTAAAAACAATCACACACATCGAAAGGTACTAATATGTCGGGAACAACTTCCGTATCTAATCCCCTATTGAAAAAATTACTCAAAGGCAAAGGCTCTTCTTTAGTCTCTAAGTCAGAGTTTTTCAATCTTACAGACGATTCTTTTGTTAAAACAGCATACCCAGCAATGAATATCATTCTTTCAGGTTCTCCTAATCGTGGATTATCACCGGGCTTTACCGTAATTGCTGGTCCATCACGACACTTTAAGTCTCTACTAGGCTTGGCAGTCGTATCGGCATATCTCAATAAACATAAAGATGGTGTTTGTCTTTTTTATGACACTGAATTTGGTATCACTGAAGAGTATATGAAAGCGCAGGGTGTTGATGTTTCACGAGTCGTACACATTCCAGTAGAGTCTGTAGAGAAGATGAAAATTGACATTGCTCAGAAACTTGAAGAATTGGTAAAAGGTGATAAAGTCATAATCTTTGTAGACTCTTTTGGTAATATGGGGTCTGATAAAGAAGCACAAGACGCTTTAGACGGTAAAACTGTAGGCGATATGACTCGCGCAAAGGCTTTGAAGTCTCTATTCAGAATCATTACAGCGAAACTCACCATTAAAGATATTCCGTGTGTCGGCATTGCCCACACTTATCAAGAAATTGGATTGTTTCCAAAGACTATTATTGGAGGCGGGTGCCTTACCGCTGGACATAAGGTATTAACTGAAGGCGGCGCATGTAGTATAGAAAATATTGTCGTAGGCGATAAAGTTATGACTCACGATGGTACGTACCAGTTAGTGACGCATACATGGAACAAACATACACTATTAGAGCCTAAGCCCGATCTATACGAAGTTGAGATGGAAAATGGCGTAAAGTTTAAATGTTCGGCTAATCATAAACTATTAACAACTGATAATAAGTGGGTTGGCGTGACAGATTATAATAATGAAGATATTCTCGCTGATTTGAAAATTAAAAATATTAAAAAAATTGATAAAGAAGATGTATATGATTTGACCGTTGAAAATAACAACTCATATAGAGATGTTAATGGTATTAATCACCATAATACTGGGCTTATGTTCGCGGCGAATACTGCCATTATTATCACAAAGGCTATGGAAAAAGAGGGCAAAGAATTAAAAGGCTTTACCTTTAACTTAAATGTGGAGAAGTCTCGCTTCGTAAAAGAAAAGGCTCGCATTGGTCTTAAAGTCTTATTCGACTCTGGTATTGATAAGTATTCAGGCTTGCTTGATCTTGCCTTAGAATCTAAACATATTATTTCACCTACAAACGGTTGGTACGCCTTACCCGCTAGTCCAGACTCAAAGGTTCGTAAAAAAGACACAGATATCTGGCTTGAAGACTTGCTCAACAATAAAGAGTTTGTCGCATATATAGAGAATAAGTATAAACTAGGCTCAGAGTCTACAGGAAAGGTATCAAGTGATGAAGAGGAATAAAGCATATACCGTAGTGAATCCTTTGGTTATTAAGGATAGAAAAGATACGTCTCCAGACTTTATAGACCTTCGATTGACGGAAGACCCTTTTAAAGACTGGATTTTGACTATACACAAGATTAATATCGCTGATGATGGTCAAGCAGGGTTTGAAACAGTCATTCAAGGAATACCTAAGAATATTTCAGATGCATACTTAAATACCTGTATGCCAGCTTTGAATGATACCCTTACAGGTGTTTTTTATGATATACTCGAAACATCCTTAGAAAGAGCATACGATGAAATTAGAAACAGCAATTCTGAAAAATCTACAGTATAGTAAAGATTATGTTCAGGCTGTTCTACCACACCTTAAAGAGTCTTACTTTACAGAATTTGATACGAAAGAGTATTTCAATATACTGAAGAATCATTTAAATACGTATGGTGAACAACCATCATACGACACTGTTAAAGTCTATATAGAAAATCTTGCCGTAAATGAAACAACACACACAAGACTTCTTAAACGCGCAAAGCTTATAGACAGTAAGAAACACTCCAAAGAGTCTCTACAATGGATTATAGATCAGACTGAAGAGTTTTGTAAAGATAGGGCTTTAGACTTAGCTATTACAGAGACTATCAAAATCTCTACGGACCATACGGGCAAAATTTCAAAAACGTCTATTCCTAACATTCTTGCCGAGGCTTTAGGAGTCTCATTCAATACGAATATCGGACACGACTATCTTGAAGACATTGCCGAACGCTTTGAGTATTATAACGAACAGGCGCATAAGATACCGTGTCATTTGGATATGCTTAATCGTATTACTGGTGGTGGTGTAGAACCTAAGACGGTGAACTGTATTCTTGCGTCTACAGGTGTAGGTAAAAGTATGTTCTTATGTGATCTTGCGGCAAATTATCTTAAAAGAGGGTTAAATGTACTATACATAACACTTGAAATGGCTGAGAAAAAGATTGCTCAAAGAATTGATGCAAATCTTATGGACATTAATATGGATGAGTTTAAGGGAATTACAGCTAAAAAGTGGGGACTTAAAACGAAGGCTTTAGAGAGTCTTCAAGGCAGGCTGAAGGTTAAAGAATATCCTACGTCTGGGGCAGGGGCATTGGCTTTTGATTATCTGCTTAAAGAATATAAGACGCTTAACGGATTTGTGCCTGATGTTGTCATTGTAGACTATTTGAATATTGCGGCTAGTGACAGGTTTAAAGACAATTCAAACTCATATGGTTATGTAAAATCAATCTGTGAAGAGTTGCGCGGATTTGCAGTGAAGAATAATGTCGTGCTTTGGACAGCGACTCAAACGAATAGATGTCTTTCTCCAGATACACTGGTTCACGAAAAAGTAAAGGGTATTATAGCAATTAAACATCTTGTAGAAGGTGATTGTGTATTATCTAAAGACAACAAATTTAATACTGTTAAAGACACTTACAAAAACTCGAAGACCAAAGTATATAAAATAATTACTAAATCAGGAAAAGAAATTGTATGCTCCGATAATCACCTATTCCCTGTAAACACTTTAGATAATATACAGTCTTTAAAACAGGGTCTATCCATAGGAGACACACTTTTCATAAAAGAGGACTCTACAGACGAAATTGTAGATATTATAGAAATGGGAGAAATTGAGACTATAGACATTGAGTTGGATGGTGATAGACTTTTCTACGCCAATGGAATATTAACACACAACTCGGGCGCGGATAATAGCGATATTGATATTGCCAGTACCTCAGACTCTTTTGGTGGTCCAATGACATTCGATTTCTTTTTTGGTCTAATATCAAACGAAGAGTTGGCGAAGGCTAATCAAGTCTTAATTAAACAGTTGAAAAACCGTTACTCAGACGTGTTTAAAGATACAAAATTTGCAGTAGGTGTTGACAGACCTAAAATGAAGTTCTATGATATAGTAAGTACCTCCTATACAAATGGCGGTTCAACTACAACTATTCCAAGTGTGAAAAACACTACAAAGAATAAGTTTACAGGAATTAAAGTATGATGTATCCTACAGACTATACCATAGAAGAATTACACCAAGCCATAGTCGGCAAAGAGTTACTACACTTAGAAACTATGCGTTGCGGTATAGTCACACATATATTAGAGTCTTATGACATGCTGGTATTATGGGATACAGACTCTGAGATGCATGATTCATATACAGACACTTACGAAGACTTAACGGTTCAAGACTGTGTTTGTATCGCACCATTGACTACGCTTCTTAATCTTAACGAATGGTCTTTACTATGACACAGACTTTTAGATTCTCTAGTGACTGGCATTTAGAGTTTTACACATACCGCACGCATATTGGTAGTCCATCGCGGGATATTAACCAATCATCAGTTTTGCAAAAGACTGAAGGCGAGGATAAGCAAATTCTTCTATTGGCTGGTGATATATTCACGGCAAAGACTTGTGATAATTGGATTCATCTATTTGACAATCTTTGCAGTCGTTTTCAACATATCTATATGATTCTTGGCAATCATGAACATTATGGTTACAATTTCAATAGAACATACGATACAGTTAATCAGTTTATCTTGCCGTTTCACAGTAAGATGACATTACTTGATGATGAATATGTAGAGATTAATAAGGATACCGCACTCTTTGCAGGTACAATGTGGTCTTCATATCATAAGGATGGCAATTTTCTTATTAACGATCAGATGATTGCGAAACAGATGATGAATGATTACAGAGTCGTTGAAGGCTTTTCTCCAGAAATGGCTAGACTTTCTTTTGAAAAATGTAAGAATTTACTTGACAAGTACCTTACAACCTGCTATACTAATAAAATAGTAATGACGCATCACGCCCCCTCGTATCAATCGGTACATCCTAGATTTGTAGGCTCGGCATTAAATTCATCATTTGTTAATGATCTTGATGACTATATAAAAGACTCTGATATCCATACTTGGCTACACGGACATATACATAATAATGTAGATTATCGTATAGGCTCTACTAGAATTTTAGCAAATCCATACGGATATTATTCAGAAAATCCTACAGACTATAACAGAAATTTGACATTTACAATTTAAGATAAATATTCTAAACAAGGAGTATTACGTAAAATGTCAAATCTTATTCAATTTCCATATGAAAAAAGTAAAGGGTTCATCATGAATCAAAAAGATATCGTACAAAGACACTTAATCACAGAGACTCCAGAATCATTTGAATACAAGGTGACTGAACTTGTATGGCAAGAAGATATCACATATCTTGATGCTGTATTGACACTTACAGAAGATATGGAAAGTGAAACAATTCATGCGCTTATCTCAAAGCCTTTATATAAGGTATTGGAGCGTGAGGCAAAGGAATTATCCCTTTTGAAAGCGAAAAAACAGCCTAAACTGTTTTCATAATATGCTTAGTGCTTTTAGATTTTATGAAATGACTATTGCAATGCATAACCACTTTAAAGATGGCAGTGCGTACAATTATTATAAGTATGGCGGTAGGCTTCGTATTAAAGAAGATACATTCTTAGCCCTAAAACCGAGATACTTATACGAAAAACTTGCTCGGAGAATGGGCTCTGAAAAGAATGCGCTTATATTCTTAGCCTCTAATCACATGACAGGCAGATCGTTTGTAACAGACTATTCACATGACACATATCTTAAATTCGTAGGATATGGCGATTCAATTCAATATAAGTATGAACAATCATGTAAAAAATATATCCGCAATCTTGATAAGTGTATCAAAGACTGTCAGACAGGCGATGAGGATGCTATATATTTTTTCATTCTTTTGAATGAAGCCTATAAAGGACAAATCTTCAAACAATATAAAACGGATGATATTCTTTGGGATAATACCGAAGAGACTCTTAACAAAATTACACCATTCTTACTTGACGCTTGGTGTATAAATAACGATACTTTACAGCAACTACGTAAAGTGACGAATTATATTATGACAACCTAACTATATTATGTATGTTGGCGAACTTATTTAAAAAAAAGGAAACTACATATGACTAAATCTTTTAGTGAACTACGCAAACAAAAATCTAACTTCAAAAACCTCCAAGACTCATTAAAGACTAAAAAAGACTATTCGGATGATCGTTTCTGGTCAGCCCAAATGGATAAGGCTGGTAATGGCAGTGCTGTTATTCGCTTTCTTCCTGCCCCACAAGGCGAAGAGTTGCCATATATCAAACGCTTTGAATACGGCTTCTCCAGATCAGTAGGTGACAGTAAGAAATGGTTTATCAATAACTGCCCCACAACTATTGGTGGAGAGTCGCCTGTTCTTGAAGCAAATAATAAGCTTTGGGAAGCTGGTGGTGAGGATAACGAAAAGACTGCTAGAGATAGGAAACGCCGCGTATCTTATTTTACCAATATTATGGTAATTAAAGACCCAGCAAATCCCGATAACGAAGGCAAAATCTTTTTGTTTAAGTTTGGACCAGCAATCTTTAAAAAACTTGAAGAGGCTGTAGCCCCTAAGTTTGACGATGAAGACCCTATCAATATCTTTGACTTTTGGGAAGGTGCAAACTTTAAACTTCGCATCACAAAAGAGTCTGGATACGCAAACTATGACAGTTCACAGTTTGATAAGGTTAAACCATTGTCGGATGATGATAAAGTCTTGCAAGACATTTGGGAGACTAAAATGCACAGTCTTAAACAATTTATCGCTCCAGACCAGTTTAAGTCTTATGAAGAACTCGACAAAGAGTTTAACAGATTCTTAGGCGTAGAGGGTGATAAAGCGGCTAAGAGTGCAGATGAAGACTCGCTTGACGAAGACTTAGCAAGTATAGCAAAGGCTCAGACAAAAGGTGACGAAGCCTTTGACGATGATGATAATCTTGATGATATCTCATTAGAAGATGACGATGATATGGAAGACTTGCAAAAGCTTCTCGAAGACTAAAAGACCACTTTATCCTTTAAAAATAGGGGCGATCTTGGGTTTCTTGTTATAATATTTCCTGATATTACATTTGTATTATTAACAACATTTGTAATAGGATTTGAAACAGAAGCTGGAGTGTCGCCCCTATTCATCATTGCCATATTATATTCTTTATTTTGCTTGTTAATCGCATCTTGACCTGATATAATATTAACAGCCTTTTGATTTCTTTCTTCGCGTCTTTTAATAGGTGCAGGAATCTTCTCTTTAGTATTTAAAAAGTCTTTAACAGAATCTGGTAGGATATGTCTAATCTTCAGTGTATCGACAATACCACTAATCCAGTCTTTAATACCATTTAAGAGCATTGCTTTACTTGTAGAGAAAAAGTTTGAAAATCCAGCCCACACATCAGAGACAAAATCAGAAGTCTTTTTTGCACTTTCTATACCAAATTCTCTGAAATTCTCTTTAGCATTATTAAAACCCTCGCCAACTCTAGTGAAAGTCTTTGATACAGCCTCAGAAGACTTTTTGCCCCATTCGGCGAATTTCTTTGTACTCCACTTGAAGATATCACGAATCAAATAAATTGTACCCATAATAAACTCTTCGCCTGTAGCGTATAAGCCTTTCCATGCGGCTTTACCTAAATTACCAGACTCTCTATATTCTTGAACAAAAGTCGGTATGCCTTCTGTAATGGCGGCAATTACTCCAGACGCTATTAGTCCATATACAGGTACTGCTTTTGCCGCACGTCCCGCGGGTTTTAAGGCTGGTTTCACCGCATCTTTTGCAAACTTAGTGATCTTTGATCCCATCGTAGGCTTTTTAACAGGATCGGCAACTTGTTTAAACGCATCCTTGGTAATCTTTTTATCGGTGTTTAAAGGTTTGTCAAGCTTTTTAGCTTTTTCTGCTTTCTTCTCTGCTTTTGATGATTTAAGCTTTTTAGCAACGCTTGTTAAGCCTACTGCTCCTGCAATAGCCCCTAAGCCTGTCATTAATGCTGTTTTCATCGTAGCCCCGAGCAATACTATAGACGGTACGATAAAGTCGGCAAGCTTGGCTAAGAATCCCTTATCCTTTTTTTCAATCTTTTTGATACTAGGGATTTTACTTTTGACGGTATCTTGTGCAGTCGCACGTTGATTCTCAAACTTTCTACGCTGTTCGGTATTTTTATCAAAGGCAAGCAAGGCTCTCGTAGTCTCTAACTGTTTTTCAGATATGTCCCACGCACTACTTGTTATATCAATAAGTGTCATAAGCTCGTGAAGAATAGAGTTATTTGTATCTTGCATACTCTGTAAGAATACGTTAGTCTTCGCACTTTCTTCGGCTGTCTTTTCAGTATTCTCTTCAATCTCATCGTCATACCCGCCAAAGTTTCCTTTGATATCAGACATAAGACTGCCTACCATTCCAGATAATTTACCAATCTCAGGCATTTCAGAGTATAGACCACTCTTTACAACATTGAAAGACTGTGATAACATTTTATTTGGGTTTAACGCATCCTTTGCACTTGAAGCAACACTCCCTAGCCTATCGCCCGCAGTTTTACCTACAGCTTTTGCGCCCTCAAGGGTAGCTTTTCCACCTGCTTTTGCAGTATCTTTAAGACTCGGTAAAGGCATTACATATCCTCAATTCCACGACCATCAACCAATGGTTCGATTGTATTTGAAATTTGCGTACTTACTCTTTTATCAGACACTTTAATCTTTTCAATACTCACATCAGTCCATGCCGCTCCTGCAACATAAAAACCTATGGTTGTAAACATAAGACCAAATGCGCCTAATACGATAGTCTCGTTTACTCTGGAATCAACTCCGAAAATCATAATGTAGGCTATACAGAATGCACAAAATCCCAGCGTGAGAAATATAACCCTACGCCGATTCTTCCAAGATGGTCTACCCTCTGAGGGTTTCATAATCTCATGATCTTCTATATATGTTTCTTTTTTAATATTCATAGTGGTATTTATTCATTTTGTTCTGTGATATACTGCTCGAAGAGTCCAACGTAGACTTCGCGCTCCCAAGGTATCATATTTTCCAGTTCTGCTAAGGAATACTTATAATGTAACATCAGTGTAGAGTTAATGTTATAATAAAGTATTAACGATTCTCCTCCAACCGTTATGTTAAAAAACTTTTCAGACCTTGTAAGGTAACGTCTTCTTCATGTTTACACTGATCGCAACATATTTTATGAGTTAAAGATAGTTTTGGTAGGTTTTCAAAGTATTCAGTGATCTTCGAAAACTGTTCTGGACTCATAGACTCTAACCATTGTGCAAACTCTTCGTCTGTAAACTCGTAAATGGTCTCACTCTGAAAAACACACTCGACAAACTTAGGCACTAATTCATATAATACATCACTGTCTTTACTGGTGGCGTATTCTTGAAGAGACTCAATCAATGAGAAGTCTGGTGCAAGCATAACAAGACCAATTTTCTTATCTTCGTCTAGCATAACAGTTCGCGCTTCTAAGTCTTTGTTACCAATTACTTTAGCCTCTTTCAAGTCAAGGTCAATATTGATAATGTTATTACACGAATCGCCATTCTCTTTTTCTTTTTGACAAGAAAAAGCCATAGGAACTATCTCGCCTTTTGATTTCATTCTAATTTGAAGAAAAATATATTCAATGTCATACGTTTTAAGACTGTCAATATCCAGTGCATTGAACGTACAGTTATCAATAATATCCTTTACAGCCTGTAGCGCAGTCTTTATACTGTCTTCCTGCTGGGCTATGAGGATGACCTTCTCTTCTTTAACAAGAAATGGTCTATATTTTATAGTCTTTCCTGTGCTTGGTACAACTGTCTCATACTTTACACAGTCTAATACTGGTAGGCTCATTATACTATTTCCTCGTTATGACTATCTTTTGTAGCTTCAATATACATTGTGTATTGTGAGGGTGTGATGCTATGTTTGATAGAAGTTAATAAGTAATATCCAGAATAAAATAGATTCGGAACACTCTTATATGAATTGTCTGGTGTAGGTTGTGTTGTATTTATATCAATATTGACGCAATCTCCTACTTTATGTTTACTATTTCCTGCAACTTCAAAGGATATTACATAATTACCAATTTTACCAAGTTGCATCAGCCTATTTTGAATATATTCTTCTGGACCATTCTCTTTATTAGATGGTTGAAGTCTTGCAGTAGACGAACTTGTAATATTATTGGCACTATTCCCCGTATTATACGTAAGAATCCTATGAGAAAGTGGTCTATCTGTTAAAGTCTGTTCTAATGGTAGCGTTGGATTCTTTTCCATAGTGGTAAACTCTGGAAACTTATCTTTAAAGGAATAGTCTTGTTCGCGCATTTGTCCAGTCGATATGTCAAATGAATACATACGTGAAGCGTACAAGCCGTTGCGTATATTTTCAACTGTATTATATGCGTCTTGAATCTGTAAATTTATAATACTCTCAGACTTTGTATTTCTATTTTTTGTAAGGTTTTGATTTGCATCACCATACACAAAATCCGTTGTATTATATGCTTTAGCCTCTAAGAGTGTATCCAGAGAAACGAAATTAAACCCTCGCTTATTCTCAAAGAATAGGAATGCCGCCGATTTTGTAGATGGTTTTTCACCTTGCGCCATTCTTATTGATCGGCCGGAAAGCCATGAAACGATATCAAACGGTTTCATATACGGGAATGATATGACAGGCTCTGTGTATTTTGTCTTTTCAATGAATAATTCATAACTATCATCTTCATTTGTAATCTCGTAACGACACTCGATAAAGCTACTATACATATAAGGTGATACAAAATTATTGTAATACCCGTCATATATCTTACTTGACTGTATCCCCAAGCCTTCGCCGTATTCGTAGTCTTCAGTCAAGACTAACTCCACAGCTTTTGAATTTGATAAATTTCTAAGACCCTTTGAGAGTCTAGTTGAATCGTTTTTTAATAATTCAGGTGAAGCAAAATTAAGTGTTATAAGTTTAGTGTAATCATTCACTTGCGTGATATCAGTTACGCTTATTATGTCAAACGTGCGGTGTAAGAAGTCTACCTTTTCATTTAAAGTAGATGAATAATTATAAGAATATACCTTTACGCGCAGTCTTTCAAAGCCTATGATGGGAAGTCTATCAAAGAGTTGGATATTGTCTTCAAGCGTAATTGAGCCTGTAAGCACTGGTGAATACATATCTTCATATATAACAAGCTCGCGTAATTGTGGCACAAGATTAATCTCTTCTCCAGTGCGAGTAAGTAACTCTAAATTCTCTATAACGGGAGTTACAGAGCCTAAAACTTGGTTTGTTGAATTATCGGACATTTTGTAATTGTTGTTCTATTTCTGATAATAGTTGCGGTAAATATGAAGGCTTCAATAGTTTGATTCTTTGTCTCTTTTCATTTAAAGATTCTTCATACACATAATTCGTAACAGACTTTGAAAATGGCGCGCCAAAATCGACATAAGTACCTACGGGATATACAGAGCCTGTTATAGTCTCGTAATGGTGGATATTATATACATTTTCTGGACCATACTTATCTTTTACATAAGTATCTAAGTCTGAATCTGTCATATACCAACCATGATAAGGATCGCTGATATTATTCACCATCAACACAAGCCAAAACAATTCTTCATCATTGTAAAACTCTAAGGCAATGTCTTCTGGAGATTGTCCTGCACGTAATATAAATTTCTGAAAGATATTGAAATTAGTCTTAATATCATTTATAATAGAGAGCCTAACCGTAAGATTAGATATCTTTCTTTTATTATGTATAGTCTTAGGATAATTATTATACACCCGGATTACCCCTTCTTAAAAGTTCGGTTTCAAGGAAAGACATAGATAGATTCACTTGAACACTATGTCCAGACTCAAATAACTGTATCTGAGAGCCTAGATTTGTTGATATATTCGTACATACAGCGGGCATGTACTTTGGAAAGCCGCGTACATTATTAAAGGATATCATAAATTCGGCTGGAAATTTAAAGAATGCACTCTTATCTAATACCAATCTTTCAAGACTTTCACCAGCCTGAGTCATGCCCTGTAGACCCTCGTTTAAAATACCTTCGCCTTCTTCAGCTTCAGGCAAAGCATATTCAGATAGTGTGCGAATAAGTTTGCCAAGCGTTTCAGCTTCCTGCAAAGATTGTGGAAAGAATGTGTAATCTAATGTAAAGGTTCTAGGCTCGTGACCTTCAAATAAAGCCTGTTTCTTAGGGTTTGCGGTCTTACTGGCAACGATTCTATTAATACCGCCTAAGATCATAGCATTCATTCCGCTTGCTACAGCTTTTAAATCGCCTTGCGAAGCGTTGTCAAGAATTTTCAAGGCTTGCATATTAGCCATTTCCCAGTTCATAGTTTTTGAATCGCTTATCGGATTCTCTGGCAAAGGTAAAGCAATTCTTGCATGAGTCTTTTTCTCGGTGTTTACATCTTTTGCCTTGCCTCTATCCCATACAAAGTTTCTTTGACGAAACTCTACAATTTCAATGAGTGTCCAAGGAAGCGGTTGTTTCCTAGTCTTATCTAAAAGATCGTTTGGATACCGAAAGCTGGTATTCTTGTTAAAATCGCTAGTCATAAATATTCCTTTACATTCATAACATATTTATAAAACATAATGAGAAAATCTTACAAAGGTACATATAGACTTAAAAACCGCGCAAAGTATAAAGGTGATCCTACAAAAATTGTATGGAGATCGTTATTGGAAAGATCGTTCATGGTTTGGTGTGATAATAATCCAAATATTATACAGTGGCAAAGCGAAGAGGTTGTTATACCATACATATCGCCTGTAGACGGAAAGAAACACAGATACTTCCCAGACTTTACTATAACAAACACAGAGAATGAAACTACGATTATAGAAGTTAAACCAGAGTCTCAGACTATGCCGCCAATCGAACCAAAAAAAGAAACACGCAAGACTAAGCTACGATACCTTAATGAGTGTAAAACTTTTGTGGTCAATACTGCAAAATGGGATGCCGCGCTTGCGTACTGTAATAGAAAAGGATATAAATTCTCTATCATAACCGAACACGATATAAAAAACATTGTAAAGACTGGTAGAAAGAATAAATAAGAGTATGGCTAAGAAAGAAAAACCTTTAACCCTTTTGCAAAAACTCGAAAGAGGAGCGCAAAGTCGTAAGCTAGATAGATTCTCTAGCCAGTCTGTTACATGGTATAAAGACAAAGTCAAGACAATGGGTGGACAAAACACTCGTGATACGCTTATTAAAAATCAGACTGAGCGTGGGTTTGGTTTGTCGCGCACGCCCGGAATAGGCTTTATGTATTCTTTTGTGTATGATGCCAAGCATAAAGCAACATTGCCGTATTGGGATGCTTTTCCGCTTATAATTATGGTTGGACCAGCAGAAGGTGGTTTTTATGGTCTTAATGTACATTATCTATCGCCTAAAATGAGGGCTTTATTCTTTGACAAGCTTCTTGCATACACAAACAATAAAAGGTTTGACAAAAAGACCAAATTTGCTATATCATATTCTATGCTTAAAGGCGCGGCGAAGTTGAGTATATTTAAACCAATGTTCAAACACTACTTACATAGTCACGTAAAGTCTAAGATTGTTAAAATACCATCTGAAGAGTGGGAAGCCGCTTTATATCTACCTACAGCAGACTTCAAAGGGGCTGTCAATAGTAAAGTATGGTCTGACTCTGGTAAAAGCAGATAAAGTCATATAAATATAGTTATGACAAAAGACATCACAGAAATCTACGCCCATCTTAATAGAAACTTTCTATTAAAGCCTTATCTATATGAAGTAAGGATTCTCGGTGGAACGACTGTTGAAGACGCTTCACAAGACGTTATGCTAAACTGTTCACAGGTGAATACACCCGGTACGAACATTATCTTTTCACAATTTCGCAAATGGGCAATTGGTAATATTCATAATATGCCAATGGGTAAAAGCTTTACGGAGCTTAACTTAACATTCTACGAGTCTGAATATGAAAAGGAAAGAGAATATTTTGTAAAATGGCAAGAAAAGATATTCAATAAGAGTTCTCTACGCTTTGCATTCTTTAAAGACTATGTAAAAAATGTTCACATTATACAGTATGATAAGAAAAGAAACAAGACTTATGAGTGTATTGTCAAAGACGTATTCCCCTCAAACGTATCACCACTCGATAAAGGTTATGCAAATGAGGGTATAGGACAATTTAATGTAAATATGCAATTCTACACAGTCGAAGAATTATACTTTGATAAGGACAAAGGCTTCAATCCCTTTGCTTAATATATGTCAATATTTAATAAAATATATAACGCCCCGCAAATAAACTCCAGCCTTTATGAGTCTGGAGCATACTTAGGTAGGCTTGATATTCTTATGAGTCGAGCGCGAAGGCTTGAATTTGTCAATGAGAGTAAGATTCTTGATTATATTCAAGTTGAAGGCGATCCGAACTATCGTAGAGAGAAGAATAGATTCAAGCTTGAAAACATTCTAGGCAAGGTTGCAACGGCACAAAGTCTGTTTACGACAATTAGTGGCAATTTATCTATGATCGGTGTATATAATTTTATTCCTGCTAACGTACAACAAATGTTTGTAGACGGTTTCTCACTCTTAAACACAAATCTCGCAATCTTAGACAGTGTGCAGAATGGTCTTTTATTCTCGCAGATAGAACAGGTATTCTTTAAAGACCTTGAAGTTCAGATTGCAGGAATTAACATATCATTCTCGGATGTTGTAAATATGCTTTATGTACTGGAAGAGAATATGCCATTATTAGAGTCTATAAAAAATAGTGGTCTAAGATCAATATTATCTTTACCACTCTTTAATATTCTACCTAATGGTCTTAGAAATATCGTAAATGCTGGGCAGTATGCAGATCATGCCTTACAAGCCTTTAAGAGTATTGAACAGCGCGAGAATGCCAAAAGCTCTTTTTTAGAGTATGAGAAACAATCACTACAGACTGTTTTAAATATAGACACGCTTGTATCACCTAGCGATCCACTCGGTATCAATAAAAAAAATAAAGTGGTCCAAGATATTAAATTAGACTTTTACAAATATGTATCGACATATACAGACTACCAACCTTTGATAGACTATGTAACAAAAGAGTATAATATAATTATTGATAAACACTTATTAGACACTGATATATTATTGCCTAGTCTATCGGAGTCTGTGAAAAGTATTAAAGTGTACTCATATAACGAATCTGTTCAGGCAATGAGTAGGGCTTTTTATAAAGTTGCCGATAGAATGATCGTTGATTTAGGCGTTATTAATAAGAAAACAGACTCGATTGATTATCTTGTTAATATTAAAAAGAGTCTTATTCTTAGAGAACAAATCAAGGTTAATCAGAATATCACACAAGAATATAGAGATAGTGAATTATTCTTAAAGAGTGTCATTGTCGGTAATGATATATCCGAAAAGAATATAGAAGACTTGAAGAATAGAGTTGAGTCTATATTTAATGAGAAAATGTTGGCGAATAATGGATAGACTCTTTCAGGGTAAGAATGGTTTTATATGGTGGTTTGGTGAAGTCGAATCAAATGGCGATCCTATGGGAGTTGGTCGGTGTCGCGTAAGAATACATGGTTGGCACAATCCTAGTATTGAAGAGTTGCCTACAGATGCCTTGCCGTGGGCTTATCCTATAACTCCTATTACAAACGCTGGGGTCGCTGGAGTTGGAAAGTCTCCTACAGGCTTATTGCCCGGTTCGGTAGTCTTTGGTTTTTTCTTAGATGGCGAATCTGGACAATCTCCTATTATGATCGGTGTCGCTGGTGGTGTAACACAGACTGAGTCTACACGCGCAACCGAAAACGGTTCTACAGACTGGTTTCCTAATGTATTCAGTATCTTTAAAAAAGAAGGCGATAATATCTCGCCACAAGAAACAGACTCTGTTAATGTTAACACAGACCCCGTTGATCCGCGTATGCTTAATATCAATAAAAGTGAATGGTGTGTTCCATTTTCAGGCTTTGTTTCAAGTGCTTTTGGAGAGTCGCGCGGAAACGGAACACATTTAGGAGTTGATATATGTCCAGCAGGATTCTTTAAACAGACTGATAAAGGTGCGTCACATATTAATGGAGTCTTAAAAGGACCAGCAGGGCTTCCCGTATATGCGGCGGCGGCAGGAAAAGTGGTTTGTATATTCCGCGCAGATAGGGGACAAGGTGGTAGAGTAAGTGATTATGACAAGCTTGGACCAAACGGTGTACCAAAAGGAAGATCGTTCGGTAATGCCGTGGCAATTACACACGAATTATCTACAGGCACATATACCACTATATATGCTCATTTAGGTGTAAGTCAAGACGCGGCAAAAGACGCGGCTGGAGCTGGTATAAGTGTTGGCGTAGGCGATACAGTCTCAAAAGGACAACAAATCGGTACAGTCGGTAGAAGTCATGTTTGGGATAGTCTGACACACCTTCATTTTGAGATTCGTACAGGAACAGCCCTTCCCGTTGCACCAAATGCCATAAACCCCGGCCGAGTGTTTCCACAACTTGCACACCAACACCAATCTTTCACAAAGACTGTATTAAATAAACAATATGATATTAGTCCATTGCCATTCAAAAAATCAGATATGCCCGTACGGGCGAAAGATGGTCCAGAATAATGAGTAAGTACACTAAAGATATTGACATTATACACGATTCTCCTACAACTGGTCTTGGAGGGTCTAATAATCGTGTAAATGTAATTAAGAGTAATACACTTGATGTAATCTCTACAGCCGATGATAATTTAAATTATACAGAGCCTTCAAGTCCTACACATACGGCGTATCCTTACAATAGCGTTACTCAGAGTCTTTCTGGACACGTAACAGAGGTTGATGACACACCGGGTGCGGAAAGACTTATGGAAATGCATAAGTCTGGTACATATTACGAGATTCACCAAGATGGAACAAAGGTTGTTAAAGTCTTTGGAGATGATTTTCATATATCACTCGAAGACAATGTCCTGACAGTAGGTGGCAATCTCAATATAACGGTGCAAGGCAATGCCAATATTCTGACAAAAGGTGATGTAAAACAGAAAATTGGCGGGAATTACGACTTAACCGTACATGGTAATATGACAACTCGTGTAAAAGGTGAAAAGCTAGACTACACAAAAGGAAATCATAATATTCAGTCTTTTGCAAATCTTGTATTGAGAAATGAGGGAGAGTTTGTGCATTATTCCAAAGGCGTATATAATGTGTCATGCGAAGCCTCATTCAATACTGTTTCAAAGAGTGGAACATCTATAGAATCGGCTGGAGTCGTATATGTAGACGGTTCGCAAGTTCATTTTAATAAACCGGGGCCAAGCGTACCATTTAAAGCTATATTAGATAACGATCCTACAGGTGGTCTATCTATTGAAGATTCTGTGTGTGAGCCTACGTTTAATAGAATTAAGAGTAGCGCAGGAAATATAGAAGATATGAATGATCTTGTAAATGATAAAAAAACTAAATATCCTAAAGATAGAACGAAGATAGACGGGGCATAGCCCTTTGCGAAGCATTAGAGTCTTCTCAATAAGAAATACATATTTGAAATTATATGGTCTATGAAATAGACATAGGTATTCATTATTGTAAGTCTGTAGAGAATAAACAAATTCAATGTTCTAAGTCTATATACAGTAAGAATCTTTAAGACTCTAATTGCTTCGCAATATCTACGTGGTATTATTTGTTGTATTTCTTATTTAAGTAAGACTGTTAAAAGATTACAGTGTTTTCGTATCCATTAATTAACATATTAATTTATAAAAAAACGAATTTTACTCGAATAAGACTTATTACAATAAGGGAATATATAATTCTATTATACACATCTTTCAAAACCTTGTCAAGTAAAAAATGCATTATTTTGAAATTAATTTGTATAATATGAATGTTTATAAATATGTTAAGATTATTTAAAAGGAATACACCAAATGGTAAAATCATATACAGAATTAACTGAATCACTTAATACAGATGGCGTAGCTGTAAATATTATGCCACACAGCGTTATTCGCAGTCTTTCATACTTTGCGCGAAGAGTTAGCAATGCTTTACAACCGAGAATGGAAGAGTTTATCAATACAATTGAACAAGAATTACACAAGTATGGTTACACGCTTGGTGAGATTGACGACTCAGCCTTTGATGATGCTGGTGAAGAAGGCTTTACAGTCTCTACATTTTCTACAGGTGAAGACGTTCGTAACGTATTCTTAACCTTACAGTATGAGAAAACAGCCCCACAGATTTACGATGTCCGTTCCACTGTTCTCATTAATCTTATTAAGCTTCAAGTACATGAAATTGATCCAGCCGATTTTGACAAGGTTGTAGAGACTGGTGAGGTTGAATTACAGAGTGATGATGATTTTGTTGGCGATGATCTGCGCGGTGAAGATGATTATGATGATTTGGCAGAAGCGGCACTCCATGAAGGCGAGCAGATGGTAACAATAAAACTGAAAACCAGCAATGAGTTTCTTAATAAAATTGAAAAGGCTTTAAAAACATCGAAACATCCCTTCGCAGAAAGAATGTCTTTCGATAAAGCAAAAAAAGAGTTTACAATGCCCAAATCCCTTGCTAGGGGGCGGGACGCGCCTTTTGACTTCTTAGACAGTATCGTAGGTTTTCCCCACATGACGCACATAACAATAAGTAATAATACTTTAACACTCGAAGAATCTAAAAAGTCTGGTTATCAGGAATACGTCAAGAAAATGATGGACGAACACTCTTTTGATATCGCGTCTGCCACTGATGAAGAGACTAAGGCATTCTTTATGAAGATTGATAAGGGTTATAATGCTGAAGATGAGTCTGGCGAAGATGGTCTTAAAGAGAGTGTTGCAAAATTTAAGAAAATGAAAGACTCTGAACTTCTAAAGGCTTTGAAAAATACACGCGATACCGATGAATCCCAGTATGAAGCCATTGTAAATGAGATTGAAAAGCGTGGAATTAAAGAAAAATAATATGTTAGATACATTTGATCTAAATTCAAGTACCTATCTACTATACGCCGCAAAAAACTATGATAATAGTAATTGTGCCGACATTGCCGAATTTTATTCAGACTTGAATAGAATCGTACATATTAAAAAGCTTACTACACGCTATATGACAGATGATAATATATGTGAAAGACTGTATCTTAACCATTACATATCATTCTTCAATGTCTTTAATCCTTTTGCGGCAAGTAAGATACTATTCTTCAAGACTGGACCAGCGTATTATTCGGCTGTAAAGACCACTCTTACATACTTGAATAGGTGTCCACCTACTGTTAGAATAAATGGCGGGAATCTTCACACAAACTCTATTGCTATTGATGAAACGCTCATGAAAAGACTGGAAGCCATTTAATGACTACTATATTAGACACATATTATGCTTTTAGATTCTTATACCTATTGACAAAGGATTTTGAAGATACCGATGCTTTTAAGCTTGGAATCATTGATAAGGATGGTAAACAGCTTAAAAAGATTCGTCAATTAAGAACCAGCGAAGAAAAGAAGGCTTTTACACGCTTTCATAAGCTTGTATTCAGGTTAAAGGAATTGTTAAACAAAGTTCCAATGGCTAGTTCTACAATAGGCAGATATGCTACAGCTATTATGCTTATTAAAGAAGAGGTCGGAGAGTCTTTTGATGTTGAAAAAGTCTTTAGAGATTATCTTGAAGAGTCTGATATAATTTTACCATTTATGGTCCAATATTTAAATGAAGATGTAGACACTACACAATATACTGAAGTCTTTGGATTGTTGTTTGACGGTGAAGAGCTTATTGAAAACTTCACAACTGGTGTTGATATGCCTAGCTTTGCAGGATCACGAGTCTTTAAGTGTAATGGCGATGTATTCAATAAATGCCGACATGGTAAAGAGAAATTTAAACAGTATAAAACTTTTGTTGGCGAAGACGATGAAATTATAGGCTACGCTCGTGGCAATCCTAAAAAGAATATCATTCTACAGGATGAGAATACAGGCGCAATGTTATACTTACGAAGGTTCAGATAATGTTAATGAAATATCTAGGTATTGGTTTTGGCGTTACAGTAATACTCTTTGGAGTCTATTTCTACTGGTCTCAGGCAAAGATAAGCACACAGAATAAAAAACTGGTTGCAAATGAAATTACAATTAAAACACAAGAATTAGTCATAACCGATATTAAAGACGATATCAACACAATTAAAGACATTAACTCAGAGTTGAATAGTGTTCAAGAATCGTTTACTGATAATACACGTAGACTTAATGAGTCTTTGCGTGGACTTGAAAGATATGCCGTAGAAAAGCCTTTGATGGTTGAAAGACTTATCAATGAATCTATGAGACTTCGCATACGCTGTTTCGCTTTGGCTACAGGTGAAAAAGCCTTAAAAAATGAAGAAAATGCCGTTTGTGCGCACTTACTGTAGGGTGATACCATAAGTGAGTTTTAAATGAATTTTGTCTCTGTAACTATCTGATAATAAAGAATAAAAATATGCGAATTTTAATCATTACAATACTATTTTTACCATTCCTTGCAGGGTGTGCAAACACTTCGGTATTAGTCGCTGAGACTGAAAGAGTCTCGCTTAATGTGTCTAATCCCTCGCCTTTAAAATTAAGACCTATGGAATGGTCTGTAATCTTGCAAGACGGAAAGCCATTGTATGCACTTGATACCGAAGGCTTTGAGAATCTTGCTTTGAATGCTGAAGACACTCAAAACAGACTTAAACTGTATGACACTATTATCAAAAAATATAAAGAATTTTACGAATCTCCGCTTGACAAGTAGCCTATAGTTTGCTATACTTAGCGAATGTCATTATACATCCAAGAAAAATACATCAGACTCATTTCACCGAAGCTTGATAAGTTTCAGTGGATAGGCTCTGGACAAGATACGGCAACCTTTCGTTGTCCTATGTGCGGAGACTCTGAAAAGTCTGAGTATAAGACTCGCGGATACTTCTATAAGACTAAAAATGATAATTATAGTTACAAATGTCATAATTGTGGAACTGGAATGGGCGTATATGACTTTCTTATGTTTAAAGAGCCTTCGCTGGCTGGAGAGTTTCTTAAAGAGATATATATGAGTAAGAGTCGTAAAACTGTGTATAAGCCTAAAGTTTTAAATGTCTGTGAGCCTGTGCGGTATGAGATAGAAGGGTTGTCAAGACTTGTCGATAATCCCTTTGCTATGAAATATGTTAAGAGTCGTAAGATACCAGAGTCTTATTATAGTAAGCTATTCTATACAGATAATTATCAACAATGGATTAATGATTACATATCTCCGAAAAAGTTTAAAAATGTTTATAAGACTGATAAGAGACTTGTTATACCGTTTTATGACAGTGAAAGCAAGCCTTACGCATTCCAAGGAAGATCGTTAGAAGAAGATTCTTCTTTGCGTTACATTACCATTAATGAGAGTAAAAAAACACTGATATATGGTCTTGAAATGGTAGACTTTGCCAAAGACGTTTATATCCTCGAAGGACCAATTGATAGTATGTATGTGGATAATAGTCTTGCTGTAGCGGGAAGCGCATTGATGAAGCTTGCGTCATATGATCGCGGTAATTTTGTATATGTTTTTGATAATCAGCCAAGAAATAAAGAGATTGTAAAGATTATTGATAGGCTTTTACATAATAACTCAAAGGCTCGTATAGTCTTATTGCCTGATATGATAAAAGAAAAAGATATTGGGGCAATGATGGAAAATGGACTTGACAAGTCTGAATTAATGTCTATACTGAAAGAGTATTGTTATTCAGGATTGATGGCCCGCCACAAATTTACATTATGGAGAAAGATATGACAATTTTCTTTAATGTATAAATAGAATAATGAAAAGCTTTATCGAATATATAAACGAAGAGAAAACTGTAGAGGCTGAGATTAAAGCCTTTACAAAGACTAACATCAATATCAGTAGACGGGATATGCCGCAAATTAAATCGGCATACTTCGAAGACTTTAAAAAATGGTTAAAGACTGAGAAGATTAAAACCACCGTAAAAGACATTCCTGCAAAGTCTTTGAAGGCTACACAGAAGAATCTAAACGCCGATACTGTTAAGATTGTTGTCGATAAAGGCAATAAAGACTCCAGACCCGTTCTTACAACTAAAGACGGATATGTTTTAGATGGTCATCATCGTGTATTAGGCGCAAGAATTAAAGACCAGTCTATCAAAGCCATTATCATTGATCTGAATATTAAACAGGCTTTAGAGAAACTTCGCACCTTCCCCGATGTCAAATACTATAGTGAGTCTGTATTGATTACAGAAAGAGTTGTCAATAGTCTATTGAGAAAAAACAAAGATGTAATAGACTACGTAAAGAATAAAGCTTCAAATAGATTAGATAGTAAGTCTGAGGAAGAGGCTATAAAGAGTATATATAAAGCGGTGTTGCCTGATCTTAATAAACGTGATAGGGAATTAAAAAATACACTGCAAAAACTATCTAAGAAATATAAAAACACTGATATCAAGACTCGCGTAAAGCCCCTTGATTCTGTCATTTCAAAGGTTGTCAAACGCGGCAAGTCTTTAGCCGATGCGCCTGATCTTATTGGCGGTATGATTATTACACAGAGTTCGGAAGATGCCGAAAGTGTAGCTAAAGATATTCAAAGAAAGATGCGTTCAAATATCCTTTCGTTTGAGAAAAAGACCACTGGTGGTAATAACCGCGCAGGATATCAGGGTGCGTATCATATTGACTTAGATTATGATGGCATTACCGCTGAAATTCAGATTTTCTCAAAAGGTGTGTATAAGAAAAAAGCCTTAGCGCATAAGATATATACAGCCACTAGAGACACTGGTGCGAGTGAACACGAACTCGCAATGAGTCGTAAACTATTCGCGCAAGGTGTAAGAGAATCTCTGGAAGAGTCTACAGAAGATGAGATTGTTGATAGTCTTATGCAATTATCTGAAGAAATTCTACAAGAAACATTAAATAACCTATTGACATAGCCTATAATTCTTGCTATAGTATATATAGTGAGGTTATTAATTATGCAACATACATTTACTTTACATGACAAAGAATATTTAATCATCGTTGCCGCTGATGGCGAAGTTGCGTTTTGTCGTAAAGAGACTTTAGTAGACGCTTGGAACTTTGAGACATATGACTCATATAGTGCCGCGACTCTTAATGATTTGAAGTGTGCCATACCAGTTTTCAGAAAGATTAGAGATGAGATCGTTTCATGGGTTAGACAGACTAAACCATACTGTTTTCACTTCAAGACAGATGATCCTAAAAAGCTTCGTATATATTTGAAGTTTATCAATGGTTGTAAAGACCCTATCCTTAAAGACTATAACCAGACTGTAGACGATAACAAAATATACTTTTACAGACACCAAGCGTGAGAGAGAAAATAGGTTGACCTCTTGTTAAATACAGTGTAATGTTATATGCATAGAACAATAATACAGGTTAATTAATATGTTAATTATTTCAAAACACGAAGATTATTATGATTACTTCACAAAGATTTATGGTGAAGATCCGAAAATGGTTTTAGATAGAAGATCAAATTCTGTATCATCATTCAAATTTCCAGAGACGAGTAAGCATTTTGCGGCGGCTCTGAAATCAGTTTTTAGAATGAGCAAAGACCACTACGGTCGAGGTCCGCTCACACAGAGATTAAAAATTCTAGTGTTTTGCGGCAGATATTATTTATTAGCATCGCCAATAAATAGCTATAATTTTAAGATTGTTCGGTACGGGGACAGAGCTTATAAAACCCTAAAATTATCAGAGTTTGTTCCCGATATTAACCAGCATAATCATCAGCTAGAATTTAATAAAATGCACACTGGCTGGGAGAGAGAAGTTGACTTGAACAATAATCAGGCAATTGAATATGTGTATTCATTTGTAAACCAGCCATATTTTATAGTTGACGTGGTAGACGCTTTTAGTGTATATTTGAGTGATGAATACCCTATATTAAATGATTTGGGATTGTCTTCGATTATAGAGCCTTATGAAGCATATAAAGAGATTGTTCAGTTTATATCAAGTATGCTGACAGACAGTCCCGACAGTGACCCGCCTGTTGAATTGTCCAACAAAGATAAAATTCATAAGGCCGGTTTTGATACAGTAACAAGTTTTAGAGGAAAAAATAAATGAAAAAGTAAAATTTTACTCACCTAATAGTGCGCCGCTGACACTATTAAAACGAATCAGGAACACCGCAACGTATTAGAAAGTTTTTGTGAAAAACAGTTACACACTATGAAAAACGATTATAAAGGACCATATTATGAATAAATTTATTATCACTGCATTAGACTTCATTGTAGGTTATGTAATGTCTGCATTTGCTGGTGGGATTTTTCTTACCCTTCTTTGTGTTATAATTATTGAGGTTGGACTATTGCCAGTTGTGGGTTTTTTCTTTCTTATGGCATGTCTTATTTACGGTCTTGTAAGACTTGTAGGGCTAGATAACGGTTGACACGCTGTAAACACGGTGTTAGTATAATACAAATTAAAAAAAGGAATACGCATAATGAAAAAAGACTCTTTAATTGGTAGAAAAGTAATTTTCGATAATACAAACAGATATGAACATACTTCATATGAAACTTGCGCTAAAAGATATCTTGTGCTAGGTCAAGAATACACAATTCACCAAATTACAGATGATGGTAATTATATCTTCTCTGATATTTTAGCCGTTTACCCACCAGAGTTTTTTACACTGGTAGATGAAGAAGTCTCTGTAGACTCTACACGCGATGAGAGAGTTGTTAATAATGTAATGAGCCATGAATATAGAGTCTTGACAGAAACTGAAAAACAGTATATGCAAGAGGTTAAAGACTTAGGATTAGAGTTTTTCGAACTTCTGCGCAGAATGGATGATAATTACGAATATAACAGAGAATTAGAGATTGCCGAACAGAGAGTTGAAGAGGCTGTTATGTGGGCTGTTCAACACCTTACGAAATAGGCTTACAATTAAAAGGAAAACAAACTATGACAAAGACTGAATATCAATTAGAGACAACGTATGACGTATCGTGCGCAAGACTGGGCCCAGCCTTCCGTTTTTGGATGGTAAAGTCGTCCTCTACCCACACGGCGAGATTTTGCGTTAGCATTGTTCATAAAAATGATTACGAAACAGTCGAAGGTTTACAGAAAAGTCTTGACGCTAATCGCAAGCTTGCGCTAGAGTATATTAGAGAATACGCTAGAGGCGGGACAGAAACTCAGAAAATGCAAAAATTAATTGAAGAATTTGCACAAACAGAAGAAGTATTATTATGAAATATGCAATAAGACTGCGAGATGATGTAAAATACGAGATGCTTTATTTTGAGGTTGTGCGTACAAACTCCAGCGACAATTTTGTTTTTGTAGAAAAGGCAACATATCTGCATTATGGGTCTATAAGGTCTGTAGAAGAGTTTGATGAGTCTTTTAAGCACAAGATGGAGTATGCAACTCGTATCATTGAGACAAGAATTAATTGTGAAACGAAAAAGAAGGCTGTTATGTCTCACGCGCAGTCTGTAATAGAATCTAATCAATATACATATATTGATTGACAAGCCTATAAAGATGGTGTAGTATTCTTATATAGACTGATTACACAAAAAGAGAGATTATGACAGACTTTAAAATTGGTGACAAGGTATGTACTAATAAGGATAATCCCGTAGTTGGGGTTATCACTGAAATATATCCTTTCACTAAAGATATTCCTATATATACCATTAAAGCGGTATTTGGTACAAAATATGGTATGTTTAAACAAGAGTTTATCAGAATTTCAGAAAGCAAATATCAAGCGGCGATGAACTATGTGAAAAAGTATGAGAGACTGGCAAAAACTTACGTGGAGTTGCATAATGAATGATCGTAACTTATTGTTAGTGGTATTGGTTTACTCTTTCTGCAATCGAAACAACGAAAGAATGTATTAAATGAAACAGTATAGCGAACTCTTAAACCATATTATTGATAATGGAACATGGGTTGAAAATAAACGAACTGACAAAAAGTGTAAGACAATTATCAACTATGATATGGAATACTCTACGCTTCCGCTTGTTACAACACGCAAATCATATTGGAAATCAGCCGTTGCAGAATTTGTAGGCTATATCAAAGGCTACACCTCAGCCGAAGACTTTCGCGCGATGGGAACAAACACTTGGAATGCCAACGCAAATGAAAATAAAGCGTGGTTAGACAATTTTGCCAGATCAGGCGTAGATGATATGGGGCGTGTATATGGCGCACAAGGAAGAGAATGGCGAAAGCCAAGTTACTATATAAACGGTTCTACTGGACTCAATATTAAAGGTAATACTGTAGACCAGCTTAGAAAGATATACGACAATTTGAAAGCTGGAACAGATGATCGCGGAGAGATTTTATCTTTCTACAATGTAGGCGAGTTTCATATGGGCTGTTTAAGACCCTGTGTGTACGATCATCAATTCTCTTTATTAGATGGTACACTACACTTACACAGTAAACAAAGATCGTGCGATGTCCCGCTTGGCCTGTCATTTAATTTGGTGCAGTGTTATTTCTTTCTTCAGTTAATGGCGCAGATTACAGGAAATAAGGCAGGAACAGTCTATCATAAAATTGTAAACGCGCATATCTATGAAGATCAATACGAAACAGCATTAATCGAAGCTTCACGACAACTCGTAGACTGCAATCCAGTTATGACAATCGGTAGCCATATCAAATCACTTGAAGATGTAGAGTCTATTAATAATGTAGGAGAGTTGGGAATTGTCGTTACTGGATACGAGCATCACCCACCATTAAAATATCCTATGAGTGTGTAAAAAAAGTCTTGACATAGTTTGACAGTATGCTATTATAGTCTTGTAACTGAGATTTAACACAAAACGAAAGAGACTATATTATGACTTACACAACACAGACTAGAAAATCATTACACGGCGGCTGGGTAGCTGAGACATATATCAAGCTTCAGACTATCACAGAGACTAAAACCGCTTTTCTGAAAATCTCTACCACTAAAGGCTACACCAATGCCAGCTACTTAATTCAAGAAACTGGTGGTGTGTTTGTAAGCGAGGTTTTTGAGATGTTTTCAGACTATAACAAGACTGTCTCCAGAAATACAATCTCGCGCGCCACTGCAAAGACTGTAGAAGAAGCGCACAAAGCCGCACTTGAATTAGTGCCCGAGCATCTTGCCGCTGTTAAAGTACAGTACAGCCTGTAAGAGACTCTTAGACTTTAAATATATCCCACGTATGGGATATATTTTTTAATCAAAAATACGTATTATGACAAACGTAAACGTATAAATAAACTTTCACAGAACACACAAAGGATACGCCATGACGCTTATTGTTTATGGAAAAGTTGCTTGTCCACAATGCACCGCAACCGAAAACTATTTAAAAAATAATGCCATACCATACACGAAGGTTGATGTTACGAAAGACCCCGCAGGGTTAAAAACAGTCTTGGCACTAGGTTATAAATCTATGCCAGTTGTGGTAAATGGTCATAACCATTGGTCAGGCTTTGATATTGATAAACTACAGAAATTGAAGAGTAAATAATTTGGAATATGTAATTAAAAGAAATAATACTGAAGTGGTCTTTAATCCTGATAAAATTGTGTATGCAATTTTAAGGGCTATGGATTCTGATATCAACGATGAAGAATCTTTAAAGACTGCTACAAAGATCAAGAATAGAGTCTTACGAAAGCTTAAAGACTGGAAAACTGTCAAGCCGCATGTAGATCAAATTCATACTTTGGTTGAACATTCGCTTATGGATGCAAAACTGTATGACATTGCGCGTGAGTATATTACATATAGGGACGCAAATAAACCAGATATTTTTAGATATCGCGCAAATATTAAGCCTTATGAATACCCAGAATTAATGGAGTATGTCACAGCGATTCGCCATTCTTATTGGATTCACACAGAGTTCAATTATGATTCAGATATTCAAGACATTAAAGTTCATATGAATGAAAAGGAACGTGAGGCTGTAATACGCTCTATGTTAGCCATTTCACAGATTGAAAATGCTGTAAAGAAATTCTGGGGTAGAATTGGCGATAAGCTTCCTAAGCCTGAGATCACAGACGTAGGCGACACTTTTGCAGAGTCTGAAGTTAGGCATAAAGACGCTTACTCAGAGTTGCTGGAAAAGCTTGGACTTAATGATCGTTTCACAGACTTGAAGAATGTTCCGTGTATTGATAAGAGAATTAAGTATCTTGAAAAAGTAAATAAAAACTCAAAAGCAACGGATAACAAAGACTTCTTCGAGACTATCATACTCTTTTCAATGTTCATAGAGAATGTGTCACTCTTCAGTCAGTTTATTATCATGATGTCATTTAAGAAACATGATAATAAACTAAAGGGAATTGCCAACGCCGTATCTGCTACGAGTAAAGAAGAGAATATTCATGCAATGTTCGGCTTTGATTTGGTTAATATCATTAAAAGAGAGAACCCCGACTGGTTTGATGATGAGTTAGTTGATTATATTAAAGAGATTGCATATCAGGCATATGATGCAGAAAAAGAGGTCGTAGAGTGGATTTATGAAAAAGGAGACTTGACAATCATACCAAAAGCTGTTACACTTGAATACGTTAAACTCAGGCTTAACCAGTCTTTGGTTGCTATTGGTTGCAAGGCTATTTTTGGACTTGATGAGTCTTTAATAGAACAGACAGAATGGTTTACCGATGAAATCTCTGTAACAAAGAATACAGACTTTTTCAATACTAGAAACACCTCATACACAAAAAGATCAAAGTCTATCACAGAAGACGACTTATTTTAAAGAAAGATAATTACATGACAAAGTTCAAATGGGCTAACGAAGAGACTCGCCAATTTTTAAGTAGGGGATATCTTCCCGATGGCTTGACGGTTGAAGAGAGGGTTCGTATTATTGCAGACCATGCCGAAGTCTTAACTGGTATTAAAGGCTTTGCCGATAAGTTTTATTCTTATATGAGTAAAGGCTGGTATTCATTATCTTCACCCGTATGGTCCAATTATGCTACAGATCGTGGCTTGCCTGTTTCCTGTTTTGGTTCATGGATTGGAGACTCTATGGACTCTATTCTATATACTGTTTCAGAAGTTGGTATGCTTAGTAAGTTTGGCGGGGGCTGTTCAGGCTATATCGGAGAATTAAGACAGCGCGGCGCGGATATCAAAGATTATGGAAAGTCTTTTGGGGCTGTGCATTTTATGGAACTGTTTGATAAGCTTACAGACATTGTATCACAAGGCTCAGTTCGTAGAGGATTCTTTACACCATATTTGCCTATTGAACACGGTGACTTCGATGAATTTGTAGGCTTTGGTAGTGACGGACATGCTATTCAGACTCTAACAAATGGTGTGACAGTTACAGATACATTCTTAAATGATATGATTGATGGTAATACCGAGAATAGACGTAGATGGGCTAAGGTTATTCAAAATCGCACCGAGGCTGGGTATCCTTACGTATTCTTCACAGACAATGTAAATAACAATACGGTGGATGTGTATAAAAATAAGAATATGAAAATCTATGCATCGAATATGTGTGTTAAAGGCGACACTACACTGAAGTTGAAATATCTGGACTCTGAGTTTGAAATGGATATTGACTTATTCGACCTTTTCTTCAATCTTCAATTATTTACTCAGCCTATTTACACACTTTCGTATAATACAGAGACTGAAAAATCGGAATGGAAAGAGGTTGAAGTCTCAGCTAAAACTGATGTAGTGGAAGAGTTGTTTCAGATTTATAGTGCTTATGATAAACTATTAGAGTGTACTGGAAACCACAAAATATTCACTGGAAATAGGGGCTATGTTCGTGCAGATGAATTGTTACTAGACGATACTCTCCTTTCTTCAGACTCTTCAAGTTTCCAACGCGCTTATAAAATAGTAAAACTTAGCGTACAGCCTACACCAGTCTATGATATTACTGTTAAGGATAATCATAACTTTTACGCTAATAATATACTGGTGCATAATTGTTCCGAGATTGCCTTACCGTCAAACAAAGACGAGTCTTTTGTATGTGTCTTATCGTCTATGAATGCTTTGTATTACGATGATTGGAAAAATACAGACGCTGTAGAGACTATGACTATATTCCTTGACACGGTTGTTACAGAGTTTATTGATAAAGTCGAACAAATGACTCCAGAAGTCCAATACTTTATGAAGCGTGTACTAAAATTTGCGAAGAATCACCGCGCCTTGGGTTTGGGTGTACTAGGCTGGCACTCATATTTACAGTCTAAATCAATTGCGTTTGAGTCTGAAGAGGCTTCAGACATTAATAAAGAATTGTTTGAGACTATTAACGAACGCGCATGGACAGCTTCACGCGATATGGCAGAATGGTGGGGCGAGCCTGAGGTGCTGGCAGGATACGGGAGACGAAATACAACACTAACGGCAGTCGCCCCCACAAAGAGTTCTTCGGCGATCCTAGAACAAGTCTCTATGGGAATCGAACCAGAGTTTTCTAACTATTATGTAAAGAGTCTTGCGAAGAGTGAGACAACCGTTAAGAATAAGTATCTAAAGAAAGTTTTACAGAAATATAATCAAGACAATAGAAATACTTGGGATTCTATTAGAGATGCAGACGGTTCGGTTCAGCATATTGGATTCTTGTCTGAGCATGAAAGAAATGTATTTAAGACTATATATGAAATTTCTCCAGAGTCTATTATTAATCAGGCGGCGATTAGACAACCACACATAGATCAAGGACAATCTTTAAACATTATGATTGATCCTGATATGCATCCTAAAGAAATTAACAAATTGTATCTTATGGCGTGGCAATTAGGTGTTAAGACATTGTATTATCAGTATAATATGAATGCATCACAGCAACTTGCCAGACAAAAAACACAGGGTTGTAAGTCTTGTGAAGCGTGATGGTAGGGTAGTACCATAAGTGAATTTTAAATGATTTTTGTCTCTGTAACTATCTGATATTAAACGATAAAAAAAGACGAATTTTATCTTGACAAACTTATATAATATGATACTATAATGTATAGAAACAATTAGAGAAAGTTTATTATTATGGGATTAGATATGTATATGTTTAAAGAGTCTACCGAAGACTTAATGAAGACTGAGCTTTCTTATTGGCGCAAGCATCCAAACCTTCACGGTTTTATTGTTAAGAGTTTTGCCGCTGGTGTTGATGAGTGTCAAAAAATCCCACTTACGGCTGAAGACATTGAACAGACTCTAAAAGCCATTAGTGAAGATAAATTGCCACAAACTTCAGGCTTCTTTTTCGGACAAAGTGCAAGTGTAGATAGTGCTGATAAAGATGAGCGTAAATACGCATTGGCACAGAAAGCCCAAGACTTAGAAGCATTTAAAGAGGCTCTTGCGGCTGTCAAACACGATGGCGATAAAGTCTTCTATCAGGCTTCGTGGTAGAGTATGGATACATTTTTGAGATACGGCGTAAGGCGCGGATTTATAAAGGTTAGCAATTCTGGTAAAATGTCATATGATATCAGAAAACTTTTACAAGACCCGCGTGGGCGCGCAAGACTAAAACAAAATATACGAAAGGCATTACATCTTGAAAGATCGTGACATAGCCTTATATATGGATATTGCCCATAGAGTCTCAAAACAGTCTTATGCACTTAGACTTCAAGTTGGGGCAGTGTGTGTAAAAGATAATCAAATTATTAGCCTCGGTTATAACGGAACTCCACCAAACTGGTCAAATGTCTGTGAAGACTCCGATAATACTACAAACGAAGTGGTTATTCATGCAGAGGCAAATATGATTGCAAAGCTTGCAAAGAGTACCATATCTTCAGAAGATTCTACAGTCTTTTTAACACATAGCCCATGCTTAGAGTGTGCAAAGATTCTGGTAAATTGTGGTATTACAGGTTTATATTATAGCAATAAATATCGTTGCGAGAAGGGTCTTAATCATTTAATAAAGTGTGGTATATATGTCCATAAAGTTTAGTGTAATCTGTCATGATTGTGGCGAAGAGTTAGAAGTCTATGCCGATGATTTAGACCATAAAGAGAGACTTGAAAAAGAGATTCTATTTTGTTCTTTTTGTGGTAGTGAAAATATTGAAGTTGTATAAATATATACATAATCGAATTAAAGGATATCAAAAATGGATAGTAACGAAGAAGAAGTTGTAAAGGTTGAAGAGCCTATTGAAACGCCTAAAAAGGCTACAAAAACTAAAAAGACTAAAACAAAGGTTGAAAAACCAGTTAAAGCTAAAGAAGTTAAAGAGCCTAAAGAAGACTTGAAACAGGCTTCAGAAGATCGTCAAACTGGCAAAAAGACTAAGGCAGAATTTGATATTGTCCGTTGGCGTAGACGCGGTAGATAAACAATATAACATATGCTATACAAGACTCCTCTATAAATATGTAGAGGAGTTTTTCTATGACGTGGTTATTTAATAATAAAGAATTTGACGAAACGCTTATATCAGACTATTATGGGTTTGTATATCTTATTACAAATCTGAAGACTGGTAAACTTTATGTAGGCAGAAAATATTTCTGGTCTGTACGTAAAGTCAAAGGCAAGAAGCGTAGACAAAAACTTGAATCAGACTGGAAGACTTATTACGGATCGTGTAAGCCTTTATTAGAAGATATAAAGACTATAGGACAAGACTCTTTCAAGCGTGAGATATTGTCTCTACACGAATCAAAGGGTCAAGTTAATTTTAGTGAAACTAAATTACAATTTCAATTAAATGTTTTAGAAACACTTGACAAGTCTGGCAATAAGTTGTATTATAATGATAATATACTTTCAAGATACTTTACACCTAAAAGAGTATTTGATGAGAAAAGATCATTATTAATAGAGGAATTATTACGCTATGAAAAACCTAGAGATTAAAGTCAATGAAGACTAACAAATACTTCGAAATTCTTAAATCAAAGAAATTCCACTTCCTTTAAATATGAAGTTGCCAAGCTTAATGCCGCTTTTGTGGATTTGTACCACACACTATTCGATAAGTATCCACCATATGAAGCGTGTGCTGATCCTTACGCATACTATTTAAGTATGACAGACCATTGCGATTGTTGTGGAACAAAACTTAATATTTTAAATAAGGGTCAATACGCTCTGTGTATAACCTGTGATAACTACGAAGAAACTTCATTTAATTTTTAAATATAGCTTGACTTTATACTACAATTGATTATAATAGAATGATATTAACAATGAAAAGGAAACTAACACTATGGCTATTACAGATAAATTTATTGGTAAATCAGTTGCAGTTCGCGGAATTGGTTCGGGTATTAATGTAGGACGTTGTGCAGGAATGGAAGGCACTGCTATTCTATTCGAGGCAGGAAGCTTTTTTTGCCCAAGCTGGGAATATTCAGACAAGTCTCACGGAGCGTTTCACTCTTTGGCAAATGGTGATGTAACAGGCGGTTCTATTACACTTATTGAAAAAGAAACAATTATTACAGATGTTGCTCAGGTTGTAGAATGTAACGACTCTGTTATTCCTACACTGTCGAAATTTGCAAAACCATAAACAAAGGAATATATTATGAAAGATCAGATCAAATTAGCTATTGATAATGATTTACCTATTCTCCTTGTCGGTAAAAGTGGGTGGGGTAAAACGGCACAAGTAGAACAAGCAAGCGCAGAATTAGGTCTGGAGGTTGTTACAATCTCTTTGGCTTTGTGTTTACCAGAAGATATTGGTGGTGTTCCGCAAGCTGAGGGGGATAGTTTTCGCTATCTCCTACCGCAATGGTTTCACTCTCGAAAGGATAAACCGTTTGTGTTATTTCTCGATGAGATTAACCAAGCCCCACCACAAGTTCTTCACGCCATATATGGTCTTGTGCAGAAACGAGAATTGCATGGTGTACGAAATCCACTGATGCGAGTTGTTGCAGCAGGTAATATGAGCGATGAAAACCCACATTTGACTGAGATTATGCAACCGTTGCTTAATCGTTTTTATGTTATGGATTATGTTCACGATCCTGCTCCAGCCTTGGAGTTTTTAAATCAAAAATATAATTTAAATTTAAAAGAGTTGGAAAATAGTCCTCGTGATACAGAACAAGGTATTATTGCATATCAGGCAGGAATGAAAGACTTGGCTATTAAAAAGGCTGGTATGACGCTAATTAAGTATATCGAAAATGGCAGTTCAACACAGGCAGATGATCTTATCAAAGCGGTGAAGCATAAGAAAATTCAAGACCGAAACGGATTCTCGTGGAAGCCTTAATAACATATGGTGGATATCCTAAATTGGTAATCTACTACAATCACCGATTTGATTCATTTGGACACGGCACGCACGTAAACGGCGGCGGTTTGGGGCGTGGTTATGGCGATGCTTGGGGGTTCGGTAGAGGAAATGGCTCCGCAGGTGGATTTGACGAGTTCAAAAAAAGGCTAGAATATGAAACAGCATATTACTCACGGCGGCATGATGTTAAGTTCCGTATATGATATAGACGGTATAGCTGAATTTGGTGATGATAGCGGTTCGGGAAACGGTAGAGGAAAGGGTTATGGAAAGATCGTTCATGGTTTGGTAGAGGGAAGGGCCGCGAACATTTTTCAGGTTCGAAAAGGCTAGAATATGAAAACTTACACAGTATATCCAGATCAAAACTATGGCAGCCACACTAGCGTATATGTGCTTGCATTTGGCGGCTGTGGAGGCGGCACGTCTTTTTCGGGTTGCAACGGCACTGGACAAGGCAAAGCCGCATTTCAGAGTGTGCCGTATGATTGGTATAAGGCTTTTGG